TAAGTGAGTGTCTGTTAGACGTAGTTTAACCGTACTTTCATACTTTTGTCAAGTATTATTTTCACTTTAAGTACTATCCAAAGGTAAGACACGTTTAAACCCACGCTATGCTGTTTTCACTGAAAGTGATACCTAGATACCAACTTCACATTTAAATGCCTCTAAGAGCTTCCTATGCCCTTCAGAATCGATTATACACCATAGCCTAATATCTTAACTACAGCAGTACTTGTGTAGGGATTAACGTGTGGGGTTGCATGTGGAGGGGTTAAGGTGTAGGGTTGGAATGAGTCCAGAGTCTTAAAACCACAACGGTATAAGTTTACATGATTAAAAAAGGTAAGGAAGAGTTCAGTGGCTATAACAAGCCTAAGAGAACTCCTAGCCACCCAACCAAGTCACATGCTGTACTAGCTAAGGAAGGCAGTACAGAAAAGTTAATACGCTTTGGACAACAAGGTGTATCAGGTGCTGGTTCATCTCCCAAGACACCAGCAGAGAAGGCAAGACAAAAGTCTTTTAAGGCAAGACACGCTAAGAATATTTCAAAGGGTAAACTTTCTGCTGCGTATTGGGCTGATAAGGTGAAGTGGTAACAATTATTAATTTTTAACTTGAAGGATTAAGCATATGGCAATCGCACGTTTTCTAACCAAGCAATTGGAAAAGATGGACAAGTCAGCAAAGAAGATGGCTGGCTCCCCCGGCTATGATGATGACACATTAGCTGCTCAGAAAGAGTACGCTAAAGAGCAAAAGATTGAGAAGAGCAAGAAGCTCAGCAAAGAAGAAGAAGCTGCTGCCGATAAAGAGGCATATGCATCTGCTATGGGTAAGTCTAAGACTGCTCCAAAAGGTAAGCTTACCGAGAAAGAGAAGAAGCAGTTGCAAGACGAGTTGAATATGCGTAAGGGTGGTATGGCTAAGAAGAAGAAACCTATGGCATACAACAAAGGTGGTATGGCTAACTGTGGTGCCTCCATGAAACCAGCACAGAAAGCGAAGAAGTAATATGCCAAGCACAAATCCTAATATCTTTAAACGTGCCTATGAGAATGTAATGGGTACCCCTGAGCAGAATAAGAAAGCCAAGGAAGATAACGATAGATACAAAGCTTCTAAGGCTAAAGAGAAAGAAGCAGAGGAGAAGAAGATGGCTAAGGGTGGAGATGTTAAGAAGGGATTCAAATCCTGTAGCGAATGCAAGTCACCTGCCAAGTGCAAAGCTGCTGGCAAGTGTTTAGCTAAAAAGATGGCAGCTGGTGGTAAGGTTACTAAGTCTGGTTCTAAAGCTGCTAAAGCAGGTAAGGCTCCTTTCCTAGCCGTTATGATTGGTATCCCTAAAGCAAAGAAGAAGTAAGCTATGGCAACCAAAGACGCATTAGAAATTGAGTCTTTAACTAGACAGCTAACTGCTCTTAAGGTACAGGCATCAGATAGATCTGTACCCGATGCCCGTTTGAATAAACAGATTATGGATTTACAACAGCAGTTGATGAAAAAGAAATCTGCATCTGTAGATTCACCAACTACTGCTCTCAGAAAAGGTGGCATGGTGAAAAAAGCTAAACCAGTAAAAAAGATGGCACAGGGTGGCGTAGCGACAGCAAGCAAGAGTATGTCTAAAAAGCAAACTGCTAAAGTAGGTAAGGTCATGGGTGAGTTTAAGGATAAGTCTTTGCACTCAGGCAAGAATGGTAAGGTAGTTAAAGATAAAGGGCAGGCGATTGCTATTGCCTTATCGGTTGCTAGAAAGAAAAAGTAATCCATGACGATTACGTATTACCCTGCCAGAGGGCAGTCTCCTAACCTACCCGTCTATACTGCATTTGGTGGACCTAGTGTAGATGCATTTGGTAGACTAAGGATCTGTGAGCCTTTTACCTTATTTGATTCCTCTCATCGGTATTCAGATAATAACCTTTGGAGTACTGCTACCACAGGGACAGCAAGTGCTACATTTGTAGCCAATGAAGGTTTAGTTGACCTAGATGTAGGGACAGCAAACAATGATGAGGTGGTAAGAGAGACTACTAAAATATTTTCTTATCAGCCCGGCAAAAGTTTATTAGTCATGAATACCTTTGTCATGGGTACTGCTAAGGCAGGACTACGTCAGAGAGTTGGATACTACGGAGCAGATAACGGGTACTACATAGAACGTGATGGAACTAGTGTTTATTTAGTAGAACGTAGTCTTGTGACTGGAGCTACAACAAATACGCAAGTAGCTCAGTCTAGCTGGAATCAGGATAAGTTAGATGGCACTGGACCGTCTGGCATAACACTGGATCTATCCAAGGCTCAGATCATGTACATGGACATCGAGTGGTTAGGTCTTGGTACGGTACGTATGGGATTTGTTATCAATGGGACCTTTGTTCCAGCCCATAATTTTGATCATGCTAACTTAGTAACAACTACGTATATTACTACTGCATCTTTACCATTGCGGTATGAGATTAAAAATACGGCAGTAACAGCAAGTGCAAGTAAACTCAAGCAAGTATGCTCTACCGTTATTTCAGAAGGTGGATATAGTTTAAGTGGGCTGCAGCAAGCAATAGGCACACCAATAACATCTCCTACTTCTTTAGCTACTGCAGGAACTTTCTACCCCATTATTTCATTGCGACTCAAAACCACTAGGCTTGACGCAATTGTTATTTTAACCGCTGCCTCTATTTTAGGCATTACCAATAACGTCAATTATGAATGGCGAGTAGTAGCTTCTGGAACTACGACAGGTGGAACTTGGGTTAGTGCTGGGACAAACTCTGGCATTGAATATAATCTTACTGGTAGTTCTTTTACTGGGGGTAGGATACTAGCATCTGGCTATACACAGGGATCAAATCAAGGGGCAAGTACCATTGATATTTTGAAAGCAGCTTTGTTTGCAAATCAGTTAGAAAGAAATGGATTGACTAGCACTCCGTATGAACTAACTTTAATTGCAGCAGCTTCAACCAATAGTGCACAAATCCATGCTTCCTTTGACTGGGAAGAGGTATCACGATAATATGCCAACTAAGAACAGAACAATTAGTACCGTCTTGACTACCAGCAATCAAGATATTTACACAGTACCAGATCGTTGGAATGCAGAAGTATTTAGTATTTTTATTACAAATACCACTACATCACCGAGAACAATATCGATGGAGTACTACGACTCTGTGAACAGTACATGGAGTTATTTGATGAAGGATATGCCACTAGTACCAAATGGAATAATCCAGATAGAAGAATCGATATACTTAGTTGCAACCGATAAGATCAGAGCGTTAGCAAATGTTAATACCAGCGTTACTGTAACCTTTAAAGTACTTGAGGACTTTGCTACGGCACTATAAACTATGGCTACTAAAACTAAATCAAAAGTAAATGCTGCTGGTAACTATACCAAGCCAGAGATGCGTAAGAAGATAGTCTCACAGGTAAAGGCTGCCGCAGTACAAGGAACAGCCGCAGGTCAGTGGTCAGCAAGAAAAGCACAACTAGTGGCAAAGAAATATAAAGCTGCCGGTGGGGGTTATAAGTGAGTGCTCTTAAAAAACCGCAGCTATCTCTTAAGTCGTGGGGCAAACAAAAGTGGCGTACCAAAAGTGGAAAGCCAAGCTCCAAGACAGGGGAAAGATATCTACCAGAGGCTGCTATTAAAGCTCTTACTCCTGCGGAATATGAAGCAACGACAAGAGCTAAACGAGTGGGCACAGCAAAAGGTAGACAGTTTGTTGCACAGCCGAAAGCTGTTGCTAAAAAAGTAAAACCATTTAGGAAAACAAAATGAGTAGAGAACTAACTGAAAAGCAAGTTAAGTTTCTAGAGGTCCTGTTTGAACAAGCAGGCGGTGATGTTGTACGTGCAAAAGAATTGGCTGGGTACTCTGATAATAGTCCAACAACCGATATCATCAAGGGACTTAAAGAAGAGATCATGGAACGTACCCAACTTTATATGGCACGTAATGCTCCTCGTGCAGCTATGTCACTTGTCAGTGGTATGGTTGACCCGACAGAACTAGGATTACGTGATAAACTAAGTGCTGCTAAGGATCTATTGGATCGTGTTGGTTTAGTCAAGACTGAGAAAGTACAAGTCGAAGCTACCAATGGTTTGATGATTCTTCCACCCAAGGAAAAAGATATAGAGGAGTAAGTGAATGGCTATCCGTACTACAGTAGGTAGATGGATATTGCCACAACCGAAAGAAGCAGCAGAGAAGGGGGAGTATGTACCGATCCCTCGTTTGAATAGAAGACAAATACCGTTTGGGTATAAAGTATCGGATCATGATGAATTTTTATTGGATCCGATTCCTGTAGAGCTAGAAGCATTAGAAAAAGCCAAGGAGTACTTAAATCGATATTCGTCTAGGCATGTAGCAGCTTGGCTTACTAAGGTAACTGGCAGATATATATCCCACGTAGGATTACTGAAACGAGTAAAAGATGAGCAGTACAACAAGACAAAAGCTTCTACTCTCCGAAGCTGGGCTGCAAGACTCAGACACGCCATTGAAGAAGCAGAGAAATACGAAAACAGGCTCGGCAAAAAAGTCTACAAAGACAGAGCCACAGCCAGAAGTGAAGACGAGTGCGAAGAGTACTGGTGATGATGCTTATGTTCCCGATATTACGGAACAGAATATTATCTTTAAACCCAATCCGGGACCACAGACACTCTTCTTAGCTGCACCAGAACGTGAAGTATTGTATGGCGGGGCTGCTGGAGGTGGTAAATCGTATGCGATGTTAGCCGATCCACTGCGGTATATGGGTCATCCACAGTTTAGTGGACTGCTTTTGCGTCATACGACTGAGGAATTACGAGAACTGATTTGGAAAAGTCAGGAAATGTACCCCAAAATCTACCCCGGCATCAAGTGGTCGGAGAGAAAGATGCAGTGGGTGGCTCCAAGTGGGGCTAGATTATGGTTTTCATACCTCGATAGGGACGAAGATGTCCTCCGTTATCAGGGTTTAGCGTTTAGTTGGGTAGGATTTGATGAGTTAACGCAGTGGTCTACCCCATTTGCATGGAATTATATGCGTTCTCGTCTGCGTAGTACGGCACCAGACCTGCCAATCTACATGAGAGCTACTACAAACCCCGGTGGACCGGGACATGCATGGGTTAAAAAGATGTTTATTGACCCATCAAGACCGGGTAGAGCGTACTGGGCTACGGATATTGAGACAGCACAGGTAATGTCCTACCCAAAGGGGCACAGTAAGGAGGGGCAACCCCTGTTTAAGCGTAGGTTTATACCTGCAATGCTGACAGATAACCCATATCTTGCTGAGCAAGGTGATTATGAGACGATGCTACTGTCATTACCAGAGCATCAACGTAAGCAATTGTTGGAGGGTAACTGGGATGTATCAGAAGGAGCAGCTTTCCCTGAGTTTAATCGCACGATCCACGTTATTGATCCGATGGACATCCCTAAAAGCTGGGTTAAGTTCAGAGCGTGTGACTATGGCTACGGTTCTTACTCAGCAGTTATCTGGTTTGCTGTAACTCCAGCAGAACAACTGATTGTTTACAGGGAATTGTACGTAAGTAAGGTATTAGCCAAGGATTTGGCGAATATGGTACTGGAATTAGAGCAGAATGATGGAACTATTCGCTATGGCGTACTGGATTCATCGTGTTGGCACAAGAGGGGAGACACTGGTCCATCCTTAGCGGAACAAATGATTCAGCAAGGGTGTCGGTGGAGACCCGCAGATAGAAGTGCAGGTAGTCGTATTGCAGGTAAGAATGAAATACATAGGCGATTACAGGTAGACCAGTTTACAGAAGAGCCAAGATTGGTTATAACTAGCAACTGTACGAACTTAATTGCCCAGCTTCCTATCATTCCTTTGGATAAACATAACCCAGAGGATATTGATACGAAGTCGGAAGACCATTTGTATGACGCAATGCGTTACGGTATAATGAGTAGACCAAGAAGTAATTTGTGGGACTATAACCCCTTGCATCAAAAGAGTGGTGTCCCTATTGCAGATCCAACATTTGGATATTAAAGGTAAAGAATGGCAGATAAGAACCTAATCGAAGACGAGTCCATTAACTTAAAAGATGTGAGCAACATCAACGAGGAAGATCCTGTAGCTGCTCCCATTGTTCAGTTATTAATGGAGAAGTACAACAAAGCAGAGACAACAAGACGCAATGACGAAGAAAGATGGCTACGTGCCTATCGTAACTATCGTGGCTTGTATGGTCCTGATGTACAGTTTACTGAGGCAGAGAAGAGCCGTGTGTTTATCAAGGTCACCAAGACTAAAACACTGGCAGCCTATGGTCAAATTGTAGATGTACTGTTCTCCAATAATAATTTCCCCATTAGCGTAGATCCTACTGTACTACCAGAAGGTGTTGTTGAAGATGTTAGCTTTGATCCCAACGAAGCAAATGTACGTCAGGCTGTTCCTGACTTTTCTCCATACGGATATAAAGGCGATGGACAAAATCTACCTCCCGGAGCTACATATAAAACATTACAAGATAGATTAGGTCCTTTAACAGACGAGTTATCTGGCATTCAAAATTTAAATGAAGGTCCGGGTATTACTCCTACCTCTGTCACATTTAGCCCAGCAATGATTGCTGCTAAGAAGATGGAGAAGAAGATTAAAGACCAGTTAGATGAGAGCAATGCAAGTAAGCAGTTAAGATCTACTGCATTTGAGATGGCACTCTTCGGTACTGGTATCATGAAAGGTCCGTTTGCTGTAGATAAAGAATATGCAAACTGGACAACCGATGGAGAGTATTCTCCTAACATTAAAACTGTACCGTCTACATCTCATGTAAGCGTTTGGAATCTGTACCCAGATCCAGATGCATCTAACATGGACGAAGCTCAATACATTATCGAGCGACACAAGATGAGCCGTAGTCAAATGCGAGCTTTAAAGAAACGTCCATTCTTCCGTTCTAAAGTAATCGATGATGTTATCAATCGTGGTGAGTCTTATACCAAGAAGTACTGGGAAGATGATTTAAATGACTATCAAGTAGATCAAGGTATTGATCGCTTTGAAGTATTAGAATTTTGGGGTTCCGTTGAGCGTGATGTACTAGAAGCTAATGGAGTTAAAGTCCCTGCTGAATTAAATGCTGCCGATGAATTACAGGCAAACATTTGGTATTGCAATGGTCGTATCTTGCGAATGGTATTAAATCCTTTTAAGCCAGCTAGGATTCCGTATTATGCTGTCCCTTACGAACTAAACCCCTACTCTTTCTTTGGCATCGGTGTCGCAGAAAACATGGACGACACACAAACTTTAATGAATGGGTTTATGCGTATGGCGGTAGACAATGCCGTCCTATCTGGCAATTTAGTGTTCGAGGTGGATGAAACCAATCTCGTACCCGGTCAAGACCTGTCTGTGTATCCCGGAAAAGTATTCCGTAGACAAGGTGGTGCTCCCGGTCAGGCTATCTTTGGTACGAAGTTTCCTAACGTATCCAACGAGAACCTACAGTTGTTTGACAAGGCTCGTATATTAGCTGACGAAGCTACCGGCTTACCATCATTCTCCCATGGGCAGACTGGTGTATCTGGTGTAGGTCGTACAGCTAGTGGTATTAGCATGTTAATGAATGCTGCATCTGGTAGTATTAAGACCGTTATCAAGAACGTAGACGATTATTTGTTACGTCCTATCGGTGAAGCATTCTTTAGCTTTAACATGCAGTTTGATTTTGATTCTGAGATTAAGGGTGACTTAGAAGTTAAAGCCCGTGGTACTGAAAGTCTCATGGCTAACGAAGTACGTAGCCAAAGACTCATGCAGTTCTTGCAAGTTGCCAGCAGTCCAGCACTTGCACCTTATGCTAAATTCCCGTATATTATTAGGGAGATTGCTAAGGCAATGGATTTGGATCCTGAGAAGGTAACCAATAGCATTGAAGAAGCAGCAAGACAAGCCGTGCTAATGCAACAAGGTCAACCACCTGCTCCAGCTGCTGGTGCTCCCGGAGTTCCCGGTGTAGCAGATACTGCTGGTACTGGAGGTGGTAACATTGGTGTTGGCATGGCACCTACACCACAAGAACAAGGATTCACAGGTAATGAGCAACCCCAACAGCAACAGCAAGCAGTACCTCCCCAAGCTCAAGGGCTGGGTTAATACTAATACTCAGTGGCAAGCATTTACAGATATGCTTGACTACCATATTGAGTTGCAGCAAAAGAAGTTAGAACAGTCCGTAGAGCCTGTTAATTTATACCAAGCCCAAGGTGCGATTACAGCACTAAGACAGCTTAAACATTTGAGAGACGAAGTCAATGCCGAAACAAAATCAAGCGGATAAGGAAGAGCAAGATTTTCAAGCTGGTATTAAAAAAACTGAATGGTTCAAAGAGTACGTAAAAGAATACGGGGAAGAGCCAGACTTAAATACCAAAGACTATGATTATCGCTCTGCGTGGAAGGCTGGCGTAAGACCACAAAGAGATCCTTACGATAAAAATAAATATCACTGGAGTTCGTCTAATCCCGAAACAGGAGAGATGTTAAAGTCTAAAGAACATCCTACGGCATGGAAAGAAGAGTATATGAAGCGAACTGGTAAAAATCCTGATGAGGCAGGTATAACTAAAGAACAAGCAGGTATGGCTAAAGGCGGTGCTGTGAAAGCAAAACTACAAACTAAGAAACTTCTTCAAGAGGGCGGTATGCTTCAAGAAGGTGGCACAGTAGACGAGGAAAGTGGTAATGAAGTTCCTGTTGGTGCCATGAAAGAAGAAGTACGTGATGACATCCCTGCTAAATTAAGTGAGGGTGAGTTCGTATTCCCTGCCGATGTAGTTCGATACATTGGTCTTGAGCGTCTGATGATGATGCGTCAGGCTGCCAAAGAAGGTCTTAAGAAGATGGAAGACATGGGTCAGATGAGTAATGCTGACGAGGCTACTGAAGAAGATGATGGTGAGTTTGAATCCCAGCTAGATGAAATCTTTGAAGAGATTGAAGGCGAGGGTGAAGAAGAAACAAAAATGCAAGTAGGCGGTATGGCTCGTAAAAAAGTGGGAGAGCCTACTGGTGAAATGTCTGAGGCAGGAAGACCTTTATACAAAACTGCTGAAGGGGAAATAGTATCTGAAAAATCAATCACTGTTCCCTATAAAGATGGATACGTTAATGTCCCAAGTATTCAAGACGGTATTCAATACGAAGAAGATGAAATTGAAGACATGTTAGCTTCTGGTAAAATTAAACCAACAAGCACACACAATACTTTAGAAGAAGCAGTAGAAGCGGCTAAGCAACGTAGTAACAGTTTAATTAAAATGCAAGTGGGTGGTATGGCTATGCCAGAGGGCATGACACAGGAAGATGCTGCGTCTAAAGTACCTGAACTAACTCCAGAGCAAATGCAGTACATTAATGAGACTGCAAATAGAATGAAGGAAAAGGAACCTGAGATAGCTTCTCTACCTCCCAGTAATCCCACTGAAGGACTGACACCTACTAGTATTATTAAAGCCAACTTTGGACCAGACAAACAACAAGAGGCAGATCAATTTATTCAGAAAGTAGAAAAACTAACTCGTGCTAAGCGGGTAATTACTACTAGACATAATGATACTGTTATTGTTGGATTCGTAAAGAGACCCGGTGTATTAGACCCTTTCTTCTTTAGTAATGATACTCCAGAGAAACTAGATGAGGCTATTACTACTGGTATTGAAGTAGCTAAGAAAGCAGGAATTAAAACACTAGAGTCTGACAGCAAAGGAGATATCGAACCTTTAACTCGTTTAGGTTATGACGTACAAGAAACAGAAAAGGGTTGGACGTTAGATATACAGTAATACATGATAAAAATAATAAGAGTAGAACAACAACACTTAGACTTGTTGTTTAGTTTAATAGAGCAGATGGTAGAAGAGAGTGTATTTTCACACGCTAAACCATCAAGAAAAAAGATACAAGCATTATTTGAATACCCCAAAAGTGCTGGGTTCTTAGCTTATAAAGACGATGTCTGTATTGGTTTTATCGGTGGCTTTGTAGGACCTTTCTTTTTTTCTGATTATGAAAGAGCAACAGACTTAGGGTTTTATATATTGCCAGAGTATAGAGGGGGACGAGCAGCATTCTTACTGTTACGTGCTTTAGAAGACTGGGCTAGAAGTACTGGTGTTAAAGAATTATATATGGGTCACACAGTAGGCGGGAAGATAGAGCAAACTAGAAAGTTTTTTATTCATAACGGATATAGAACTGGCGGGTTTAATAGCGTTAAAAGCTTATAAGGAAAAACTATGTGTAGTGGTGGAGGACCAACAGGAGTACCATTTGTCGATAATGCAATTGACAAAGCAGACAACTGGACGGAAGGTGCTGGTGAACAATTAGCCAACATAGATCCGGGTCCAGTTATTGGTGATGCACTTGCTGATTTTGATGAAGCAGTAATACAGCAAGTAGATCCGGGAACGATTGCTACGGCTGCTGCTGTTGTAACTCAACAATACTATCTCATACCTTACATTGCTGCTGCTAATACGGCTGTAAAGGGGGGTAGCCTTGAAGATATTGCGTTATCTTTTGGTACTGCGTATATCGGTGCAGAACTAGCTCCAATGATTGGTACTGAAGTTGGACCTTCTGCTGTTGAATTCTTAGGACCTACGGCAGGTAAAATTGCAACATCGGCAATTACTGGTGCTACAGTTGGTGGTGTAACTGGGGGTATCACAGCAGGAGTAAGGGGCAAAGATATCTTAGAGGGTACCACTAAAGGTGCAGTTGTTGGCGGTGTTGTAGGCGGTGTTGGTGGTGCCGTATCTGAGGGATACAATTTAGTTAAGAATGAATTTGGTATTGGCAATACTTACACCCCTAACTTACAAGCAGACGCAGACTTTGCAGCAGCACAAGCAGAAGCTGCCAGAGTAAGTGGAGCAGGTGCAGAACAGATTGAGATGATACTAAAGCAAGAAGGAATGCAGCCACAAGCTGCAGCAGACATTGCTCGTATGACTGCTAGTGGCATAGGAGAACAGGCAGTGTCGCAGAACTTAGTAGGATCCTATGGTGCTAATGAATTATATAAACCTCCCCCATCAACAGAATACGGAATAGAAAAAACAGGTAAAAAAATAGCAACTAAAGCAATTTCTGGAGAGATACTGGACAGTATGTACACTCCTCCTCCAATTCCAACTACTACTTTAGTACAGCGTAGGAGTGCTCCATACGGTACTTATTCTGGAGAAGATGAAGTTACTGGCAGTATGGATACAGATAATAAAGTAGCATTAACTTCTGTTGCCCAGTCTAAATATGAATTGCGTAAATTCCAAAATGACGCTGGTAAAACCACAATGATTTCATTTAAAGATGATGAACCACAGGCACCTATTCCTGAAGGATACAAAGAAGTAGAAACAATCGGTGCAGCTGAGGGTGGACTTATTAGTACTAACATGGTAAAATACAGTAAAAAACCACTGCTTGCTCCTCGCAAGAAAGTGACTAAACCTAAGAAGACTGCTAGTAAGGGGCTGGCATCTAAGATATAAATTTACCCCTTAATAATGGCTACCTAATACCCCAGCTTAGTCTGGCAACTGTTAGCCCCAACCAAAGAGGAAAAGATGGAACTTCAAAAAGTAGAGACTCAAGTTAAGATGGCTTCTGGTTTTGCAACACGGAATGCTAACAAAGAACGAATTGAGCAAGAAGAAGCAGAGTTAAAGACATTACAAGATATTAACAAGGGTGAAGAAGTAAAGGCTGAAGCACAAGATGCTGATGGGGAAGATGGTCCAGAGCCAACTAACCCAGAAGAGAAAAGCTTCAAGAAACGGTACGGAGATTTGCGTAGGCATACTCAGAAGCAACAAGCTGATATGCAAAAGCAGATTGAAGAACTAAAGGGACAACTAGATAAAGCAGCTACTAAGCAGCTTCGTATGCCAAAGTCGGAAGAAGAGATTGCCGAATGGTCTAAGGAGTTTCCTGACGTAGCTAAGATTGTTGAAACCATTGCCATGAAAAAGGCACAGGAACAATCTAAGGCTTTGGAAGAGCGTCTTAAGAAGCTAGATGAAAGGGAAGCGGAGACATTAAGACAGAGGGCAGAGACAGAATTAATGCGTCTACACCCTGATTTTAATGATATTCGTGACCAAGAGCAGTTCCATGATTGGGTGGAAGCTCAGCCTAAATGGGTACAAAGTGCCCTGTATGAGAACGAAAGTGATGCTATCTCGGCTGCCCGTGCAATTGATTTATACAAGGCAGACATGGGTTTAACTGGCAAGAAGTCTAAGAAGTCAGATGACAGAGATGCTGCTAAATCCGTAGGTAGTAGCAGTAAAGCAGGTTTTGATGCTTCCAATGAACAGGGCACATTCCGTGAATCAGATATAGAACGGATGTCTTCTGCAGAATATGAGAAGAATCAAGAAGCTATTGTAGCTGCAATTAAGGCGGGTAAGTTTATATATGACCGTACTGGTTCAGCAAGATAGGTATTGACAAACTAGATTTTTAGTTTATAACTGTAGTACATGGGCGAACAGGGTAGCTCCCTTTCTGGTACCGCTTTACTAGATAGCCCATCCTTAACTGAGCGGAGTTAAAGATGGAACAATTAAAGAAATGCCGTACTTGTGGTATTGAAAAGTTAATATTAAATTTTAATAAAGACAAAACAAAAAAGTACGGGGTAGGTGGTGAATGTAAAAAATGTGCAAGGATCAGTTCAAAGCACTACTACCTTAGAAATAAAGAAGATATAAAAACAAGAGTAAATTGCTATAGTAAAACGTATACACCAAAGTTTACTAGGGACATAGATTCAAGATTAAAAAATTTATGTACTAATGCAAGACAAAGAAAAAATAAAGAATTTAATATTTCAGAGATTGATTTACAAAATCTTTGGGGTATACAAAAAGGTCTTTGTGCTTATACTAAGCTGCCGATGCTTGCAACATCCAACCAGTTTAATACCGTAAGCCTAGATCGAATTGATAGTGGTAAAGGCTACATTGTTGGCAACATTCAATTAGTCTGTGCTGCTATTAATAAGATGAAGCAAGAGTATTCAGAGCAATTGTTTATTCAGCTTTGTCATTATGTAGCTCAAAACAATAGTATCAAGGACTACCCTACAGAGTTAGCCCTTATACCTTAGACAGTCTAGAGGTTTAAGTTATAAGCACCTAATGCATGAGGCTCCCGATATGAGTAGAGAGTAATTTTATATTATGCCTTTCACTTATTAGGAGAATTAAAAATGGCATTCCCTTCAGCAGCGGGATATGGTAACCTTCCAAATGGAAATTTTTCACCGGTTATCTATTCCAAACAAGTACAACTTGCATTCCGTAAATCGTCCGTAGTAGAAGACATCACCAACAATGATTACTTTGGTGAGATCGCTAACATGGGTGACAGCGTTAAGATCATCAAAGAGCCAGAAGTTTCTGTTCAGTCGTATGCTCGTGGCACACAGATCACAGCACAAGACTTGGACGATGAGGACTTCACACTCGTTGTTGACCAAGCTAACTACTTCGCATTCAAGATTGACGATATCGAAGCAGCCCATAGCCACGTAAACTTTATGTCTATGGCTTCTGATCGTGCAGCATATCGCTTGCGTGACCAGTATGACCAAGACGTACTAGGTTATTTGGCTGGCTTTAGCCAATCAGCTAAGCACAGTTCACCTGACACAGCACGTACAACTTTCCCCGGCACCAAGGCTGTAAGCTCTGCTGGTTCTAACGAGTTGTTGTCTGGCATGCAGTTGAGCCGTCCTAACTTTGGTAACTTGACATCTGGTGGTTCTGCTGGTGATTCGATTCCTTTATCACCACGCTTCCCCGGTCAAACAGCTGTATCAACAACGCTTGTATCGCCACTGACAGTAATCGCTCGTATGGGTCGTTTACTTGATCAACAGTTCGTAGACACAAATGGTCGTTGGTTAGTTGTTGACCCAGTGTTTGTTGAGATGTTGAAAGACGAAGACAGCCGTTTATTGAACGGTGACTTTGGTGGCTCTGGATTGCAAAATGGTTTGATTTTAAATAATCTCCATGGCTTCCGTGTTTATGTTTCCAACAACCTACCAAAGATTGGTACAGGTCCCGGCACAACCGGTGCATCTGCACAGTCATCTAACTTTGGTGTTATCGTTGCTGGTCATGACGCAGCTGTTGCTTCCGCTCAGCAAATCACCAAGACAGAGAGCTATCGTGATCCTGACAGCTTCGCTGACATTGTTCGTGGTATGCATCTCTATGGTCGCAAGATCCTCCGTCCAGAGGCTATTGTTACCGCCAAGTACAACGCAGCTTAATTTAAGGAGAAACATAAATGGCAACTGTAACTACCCTCGCAGGTGGAGCATCAGCAGGTCGTACCGCTGGTTCTGTACCATATTTAGTAGACAAGAGCATTGACTTTGCTGCTGCAGCTACTGCTAAAGGCTCTGCCTTGGCAGCTGCTGACGTTATCGAGTGCATCTCTGTACCCGTTAACACAGTCATTCTAAATGCTGGTATTGAAATCACCACAGTTTTAGGTGGCGAGTCAAGCGATACCACATTTGACTTAGGCACTGGCGTTGATGCTGATAACTTTGTTGACGGCTTCGATGCTGATGCTGCTGCTGCTGGTGCTTATGCACAAAATGCTGCTGCATTCCAGCCTCTCGTAGTTGGTGCAACTGCTGACACAATCGACATCACCATCGCTACTGCAACAACCGCTCCTACTTCTGGTGTAGCCCGTGTTTGGGCTGTGCTAATGAATGTAGATGGTCGTATCGCTGCAGACGAAGTTGATCGTGATCAATTAGCTTAATGTTGTAAATGATGGGGGACTCCACAAGGGTCTCCCATTTCTTATGTTCTAACAAGGGGCTACAGTGGCTTACAATTTCCTAGGTCTAGTTAACGACATCAATAGAAAATTAAATGAAGTAGAACTTACAAGCTCTAACTTTGATAGTGCTAGAGGATTTTACTCGCATGCTAAAGATGCAGTTAATGCAGCTATTCAGGACATTAATCAGCTAGAGTTTCAATGGCATTGGAATCACACAACCCAAACAACTACACTAACTGCCGGCACTAGCCGGTATAGTTATCCTGCTAATGCGAAAGTAATTGACTTCGATTCTTTTCGTATTAGGAAGAATACTACGTTTAATAATGAGACAGTTAAATTAAAGATTCTGTCTTACGAAGAGTACTTAGAGAAGTTTGTAGATCAAGAATATAATGCAGATACAAGCTTACGAGATATTCCTTCTTTTATTGTACAGGCACCTAATAGACAGTTTGTATTAGTGCAGACACCTAAAGAAGCATACGAACTTACGTATGAGTACTACACAGTAACTACTGACTTGTCTGCGTATTCAGATGCTCCTCTAATTCCAGAGATGTATCGGCATGTGATTGTTGAAGGTGCTACATACTATGCGTATATGTTCAGAGGTAATGCACAAGACGCAGCATTAGCAAAAGCAAAGTTTGAACAGAATCTAAAGCATATGAGGATCATGTTAGTTAATCGTACTGAATATGTTCGCTCTACAATGCTTCCACAAAACAAAAGATATACAGCAGGCTTTAGGGTTAATTAATGGCTGATAGATGGCAGACCTACCCATTCGAGTTTAAGGGTGGGCTAATTACAAATCTATCACCTTTGCAGCTTGGTATTCAGTTTCCGGGCAGTGCTAGGGTGTTAAGAAACTTTGAACCATCCATTGAGGGTGGTTACAGACGCATTGATGGCTTTGATAAATACGACAGTGCCATTGTCCCAGCGTATGGTGATGCTAGAGTTCATGGCAGTGGGCAGACAGGTACTACCCTAATCATAGCCAACTTAATAGCGTCACCATTAGAAGGTGATACATTTACTATTGCAGGTGTAGCTGGAACATATACGATTGCTACTGGCGGTGTGTCATATAGCTCTGGTACTAAAAGAGCAACACTAACACTAACAACCAGTCTAGCATCTAGCCCTGCTGATAAAGCTGTTATTACTTTTACATCAGGTACTGGTACGATTCAAGGTGTAGCAGCATGGACTGGTAAGGTAATTGCTGCACGTAATAATAGTTTATACAGAAGTACAGGCAGTGGCTGGACAAAGATTAGTGCACCAGCATATGGAACTGTATTAGTTAATGGTGCTGGTCAGACTGGCTCTAGTCTTGTTGTAGATGGATTAACCTCTACACCAAAGACAGGTGACACATTTAGTATTGCTGGTGTTGAACTTGTGTATACAGTCACTGCCGATGCAACAGTAACCAGTGGCGGTGCGACATTAGCGATTAATCCAGCACTAGCCTCTAGTCCTGCTGACAATGCTGCAATTACTTTCTTATCTGCAGCACGAGATGCAGCAACTAAGTACAGGTTTGAAAAGTATCGTATTGGTACCACAGAAAAGATATGCGGTGTAGATAGTGTCAATGTACCGTTTCTATATGATGATACATCTTTCACAGAATTACATTCAGCACCAAATGATGTTGTAGGTGCAGATCATGTAGTGTGGTTTAAGAATCAATTGTTCTTTGCTAAGGGTGACAAGTTAACTTTTACTTCTCCCTATACAGACAATGACTTTAATCCAGCAAATGGATCTGGTGTTATAAGTGTTGGTAATGCTATCACTGGTTTAATTGTATTCCGTGAACAGCTTATTATATTTAGCCAGCAAAAGATTAGTAGGTTAGTTGGTAACACAGTAGCTGATTTTGTATTGCAACCTATTACTTTAAATGTTGGTTGCGTAGATACAGATACAATCCAAGAGGTTGGATCAGATGTAATGTTCTTAGGTCCTGACGGTCTAAGACTTTTGAGTGGTACAGATAAGTTTGGTGACTACTCCTTGGCAGTGGTATCTAAGTTTATTCAGAGTGAGATGACTGCTTTTATTGGATCGAGTACATCTTTCTCTAGTGTTGTAATACGAGAGAAGTCACAGTATCGTATCTTTGGATATAATGCTAATGTTACTACACAAAATGCTGTAGGTGTACTAGGAACACAGACGATTGGTGACCAGACTGGCACAATCTCTTGGGCTGAACTACGAGGTATTAAAGCATACGTAGCAGACAGTGACTATTACGGTAGGGTAGAGACTGTTGTGTTCTCTCATACAGATGGTTATGTATATGAGATGGAGAAAGGCAATAGCTTTAACGGTGATAACATTATTGCTACCTTCTCTACCCCATTTGTACCGATGGAAGATCCACGTATTCGTAAGGCATTTTATAAGCTTTTCTTATATACGGATCCACAGGGAAGTGTAACAACTTCTGTGAATTTAAAACTTGACTTTGACGATGAAGGTGTGATACAACCTGACACCATAACATTATCAAATCAAACAGGTGCCGTAGGCTTTTATGGTTCGTCTACAGCTACTTATGGAACTGTTCGGTATGGAACCAAATTAAAGAAATTATTCCAGACACAGGTAGTAGGTTCTGGCTTTACAGTTTCTTTACAGTTTGTGTCTGAGAGTACAGATCCTGCATTCTCACTTGACGCTGCAACTTTAGAATATTCGACTTACGATAGACGATAGGGTAAAACATGGGTACTGGATACATCCGTAACGACTCGGTTAATAACATTGCTGATGGTAATATTATTAATGCGTCAGACTTAGATGGCGAGTTTGATGCGTTACAATCAGCCTTCAGTGCCTCAACTGGACACAATCATGACGGTGCCAATAATGGTGCCCCGATTACTAAGGTAGGTCCTGCTCAAGATCTTGTTGTATCCACAGGTGCAGTAACCCCCAAGACAGACGATACGGTAGACTTAGGTTCTGCTACATTCCAATTCAAAGATGCGTACATTGATGGTACTGCATACATTGATACCCTAGAAATAAATGGCACTGTCATTACCCCCACGGGTATTGAGTTAAATTATGTTGACGGTGTTACCTCTGCTATTCAAACCCAGTTAGATAATAAGCAACCATTAGATGCACAGCTTACTGACATTGCAGGTTTAAGCCCCACAGACAACGGTATCATTATTGGTAATGGTACTAACTTTGTAATTGAGACTGGGGCTACTGCTCGTACTTCACTTGGACTAGCCATTGGCACTGACGTTCAAGCGTATGATGCTGACCTGACTACTTTAGGTGCTGGTGGTCCATCTGCTAGGTCTTTCTTAGGTCTAGCGATTGGTACCGATGTTCAAGCCTATGATGCACAACTAGCAGACATTGCTGGTCTTACCCCAACTGACAATAACTTTATTGTAGGTAACGGTACTAACTTCGTAGGGGAGTCAGGCTCTACAGCAAGAACTTCTTTAGGCTTAGGTTCTATTGCTACACAGGATGCAAGTAACGTAACCATCTCTGGCGGCTCTATCACTGGCATTACTGACTTAGCTATTGCCGATGGTGGTACTGGTGCTTCTACAGCTAACGCTGCTATCAATAATCTATTACCATCTCAGGCTAGTGCTAATGGTAAGTATTTAAAATCGGATGGTACTAATACCTCTTGGGATGATCTCAATATTAGTACTGCCGATATTACTGGCACATTGCCTATTGCTAATGGTGGTACAGGTGCTACTTCTGCAAGTGCTGCAAGAACTGCTCTTGGTCTAGCAATTGGCACAGACGTACAAGGTTACGATCCACAGTTAGCTGATGTTGCAGGATTGACTCCTACCGATAATAGTGTTATAATCGGCAATGGTACTAACTTTGTAATTGAGTCAGGCAATACCTTAAGAACTTCATTAGGTCTTGCAATCGGTACGGATGTACAAGGCTACGATGCCCAGCTTGCAGACATTGCCGGACTAACACCAACAGATAATGGAGTCATTGTTGGTAACGGTACTAACTTTGTACTTGAATCTGGTAACACACTAAGGACCTCACTAGGTCTTGCAATTGGTACAGATGTGCAGGGCTATGACGCACAGTTAGCTGACATTGCTGGTTTAACACCAACAGATAACGCAGTCATTATCGGTAATGGCACTAACTTTGTAGCTGAATCGGGAGCCACACTAAAGACATCTTTAGGTTTAACAATTGGTACCGACATACAGGCATATGATAGTAACTTAACTTCTTTCGTAGGGGCATTCACATTACCTACTACTGATGGTACAAATGGACAGGTAGTACAAACAAATGGATCGGGGACTTTATCATTTACAACTATTACTTCTGGTGATCCTGCAGGTACAGCAGTAGCTTTATCCATTGCGTTGGGCTGAGTAACAATTAAGGAAACTAAATAAAATGGCAAATACATTCAAGAACTCTTTCAGTAAAAGTGTAGACACATCTGCTGCCACGATATACACTGCTCCTTCGGCAACACAAACTACATTGATCGGACTGTCAGTAGCTAATACTACATCGTCCCCAATCACTTGTGATGCGTATGTCACTTCTTCAGCAGTAGACTACTACTTGATCAAGGGTGCTACGGTACCTGTAGGTGGATCATTGGTTATTGTAGGTGGAGATCAGAAGGTTGTATTAGAAGCTGCGGATGCATTAAAAGTAATATCTTCAGCTGCAAGCAGTGCCGATGTAGTTTGCTCATTGTTAGAAATAGCCTAAGAGGTAGACCATGGCATATCTTGGTAATACACCAACCACCCAGAGTTTTATCTCTGGCACTGACTACTTCAACGGCAACGGATCTACTACTGCGTTTACCTTATCCCGCACGGTAGCCTCTGTTAATGACATTCAGGCGGTAGTCAACAACGTTGTTCAAGTCCCGAATGATGCGTATACCATCAGCGGTACGACTATTACCTTTACCTCTGCACCAAGCTCTGGCACACAGAACGTCTACGTGCGTTACCTCAGCACCACGACTCAGGCGATTACACCAAGTCAGGGAACGGTTAGCTGGAATACATTAGACAGTAATGTTCAGGGTGATTTAGGTATTAGCTTTAAGAACCGCATTATCAACGGCAACATGGTTATTGACCAAAGGAACGCTGGTGCTAGTGTTACTCCTACTGACGAGCAATATACAATAGACAGATGGATTTCTAGAGCAACTCAATCTTCTAAATTCACAGTTCAACAAAATGCAGGTTCGGTTACCCCTCCTGTTGGGTTTACAAAATATCTTGGGGTAACTTCTTCATCAGCATATTCTGTCGTAGCAAGTGATTTTTTCTCTGTAAACCAGCCAATAGAAGGTTTTAACCTAGCTGACCTAAGTTGGGGTACGGCTAATGCTAAAACAGTTACCGTTTCATTTTGGGTAAGAAGTTCCCTAACTGGTACTTTTGCTGGTGCAATTAGGAATAATGCTTCGGACTATAACTATCCGTTTAGTTATAGTATTTCTGCCGCAAACACTTGGGAACAAAAGTCGGTTACGATTACTGGAGCAACAAGTGGAACTTGGGCAACATCTAATAATCGATGTGCTATTGTTGAGTTTGCACTTGGAACTGGCTCAGACAGACATGGAACTGCAAACTCATGGAACGCTTCTAATGTTTGGTCATTTTCTGGAGCAACATCTGTAGTAGGAACAAACGGTGCTACCTTCTACATTACTGGAGTTCAGCTAGAGGTAGGCACACAGGCAACGACCTTCACAACAGCGGGTGGTTCATACGGTGCTGAATTGGCTTTGTGTCAGAGGTATTTTTATAAACTTGCTGCGGTTAGTGGGACAGCTTTAATTGGAGTTCCTTATAACGGAAGTTTAACTAATGCTTGGCTACCTATTTTTTACAAAGTTACCATGCGTGCTATTCCAACAATAGTTTCTAGTAATTGGGCTGGTGCAAACCCAACCTCAACAAATATTGGAATTGACTATGTATCTTTTCAATTAGGTTCTGGTACAAGTTATTGGGATGCTGCAACCAACATGACAGCAAGTGCGGAGTTATAAAATGTATAAATTACAACATTGCAAAGATATTACAGGCGCAACTTCAGAATCTATTGTTGTTATTCGATTATCAGACAACGCTTGCATCCCATTCGACCCAGCCAACACCGACTACGCTAACTTCAAGACCGCCATCCTCGAAGACAAGGCGCAGTTACAAGACGCAGACGGCAACACCATGACCGCAGAACAGGCAAAAGACTTTGTGAAGGAGTTACCATAATGGCTGTCAGCTTTATAAACAATGCGAGTATTGCGGCTGCGGCTGGAATTAGCACTTCTAAATTAGGTGCTGGTTCTGTGTTGCAAGTGGTTAGCACAACAAAGACGGATACATTTTCAATGACTGGCGGTACTTTTGTTGACATTACTGGACTGTCAGCAACAATTACACCAACAAGTGCAACAAGCAAAATTTTTATTATTGTTAACCTTGCCGTATCTTCAAGTGGCGGTGCAGGATTAAATACTTTTAACTTAGTAAGAAATTCTACTAATATTTCTCAGCCAGCAACAACGCCAGCATTTGCTGGAACTTTTTGTGCATACTTAGACCTTGGCGATAACATTTTGCCTTTAGCAATTAATTTCTTAGATTCTCCAGCCACAACATCAGCTACGACTTATAAATTGCAAATGAAATCAAATACTGGAACACAATATGTTAACAGGCGTTCTTCTACTGATACTGCGTTTACATCTACAATTACAGTCATGGAGATAGCAGCATGAACCATAAAGCTATTATAGCAATATATCCACAAGTCGTTACTGTTGATGACGGTGCTGGTGCTTTTGACAAAGACGGCAACAAGGTTGAGATTGACCTAGCCGCAGTAAACGCTTGGGTTGACCCAGACACATATAAGTACCAGAGAGCAGCCGAGTACCCCTCCTATGCCGACCAGTTTGACACAATCTTCCACGAAGGCTTAGATGCTTGGAAGGCACAGATTCAAGCCGTAAAAAATAAATACCCCAAAGGAGCCTAAATGTCCTACATAGGTAACCAACCAACAACTACAGCGTTTTTGACGGATACCTTTTCCGCTAATGGATCAGGTACGGTATTCACGCTATCTGCCGCACCCGCAAATACAAACTCCATCATCGTGGCGGTCTCAGGGGTCTTACAAGATCCCTCTACATATAGTGTCTCAGGCACAGCCCTAACCTTCTCTGCTGCTCCTCCAGCGGGAACAGGCAACATCTCAGTACGCTTTCTAGGTATCCCAGCGTCTGGCGTAACTACTACGGCTTATCGTACTGTCACGGAGTTCACAGCAACCGCAGGACAGACTACCTTCACCCCACCGTCTTACACAGTCGGATATATCAACGTCTACCGTAATGGTGCATTACTAGGCACAGCCGACTACACCGCTACTAACGGCACGACAGTCGTATTAGCATCTGCTGCTAGTTCAGGTGACTTGGTAGTCGTGGAGTCGTTCTATGTAAGCAGTGTGCTAAACGCTATCCCAGCAGTGGCAAATGCTGTAACGGATACCTACTTAAATACTGGTGCAGTTACTACAGCAAAGATAGCAGATGCGAATGTAACCCCAGCAAAAATTTCTACTGGTGGACCGTCTTGGACTTCAGGCGGTGATTTATCTTTTAACTCAGGTTATGGTTCTGCCGCTACGGCATACGGCTGTCGTGCATGGGTAAACTTTAATGGCACTGGTACTGTATTTATTCGTGCTAGTGGTAATGTAACCTCTATTACAGATAATGGAACAGGGGATTTTACAGTTAATTTTACAAACGCAATGCCTGATGCGAATTATTCTTGGTCTTGTAATATATCTGGTTATGAATGTGCACCGCTAGACTCAGGCACACCAATTACAAGTTCGTCACTAAGAATATTCTCGTATTATGTTTCTGGAACAGGTGGACAAAGAGGTGCATTTGACGCTGACTTTAATTCTGTAACCATCTTTCGCTAAAGGACAACTATGAACCAACGAATTATTTACCCTACTGAAGATGGTGTATCAATTATTGTGCCAGCCGATTGCGGATTAACTATTGAACAGATTGCCGCTAAAGATGTTCCGCAAGGCAAACCATACAAGATTGTGGATGTTGCAGACATTCCTACTGACCGCACATTCCGTAACGCATGGGAGTACACAGCATGATTACGATTAACTTAACCAAAGCTAAAGCAATTACTAAAGACCGCTTAAGAGCAGAACGCACTCCGCTATTACAAGCACAGGATGTAGCGTTTCAACGAGCATTAGAAAGTGGTGCTGATACAACTGCTATTGTAGCTGAGAAACAAAGGCTCAGAGATATTACTAAACTAGCTGATGATGCAACCAGCCTAGAAGAATTGAAAGGATTATCGGTATGACACAAGCCGTTGCGTTAGCCCAACAAGCCTCTACGGGGGTATCACAAGGATTCAAGAACAGAATCATCAATGGTGCGATGGTGATAGACCAAAGGAATGCGGGGGCGAGTGTGACTCCATCAAATATGGAGTACACATTGGATAGATTTAGGGTAGCTACCACGCAAGCTAGTAAATTTACAGTGCAACAAAACGCTGGCGCTGTTACGCCTCCTTTTGGGTTTAAAAATTATTTAGGTGTTACTTCGTCTTCAGCTTACTCGGTTGTATCAAGCGATTATTTTTTAATTGGTCAGGCGCTAGAAGGTTTTAACACCTCGGATTTGGGGTTTGGCGCTGCTGGCGCTTCGACAATTACATTGTCATTTTGGGTTCGCTCAAGCCTGACAGGAACTTTTGGAGGCGCTATTAATAACAGTGCTTACAGTAGAAGCTACCCGTTTAGCTACACAGTTTCTACGGCAAACACATGGGAACAAAAGTCTGTAACGATTGCTGGCGACACAACTGGCACATGGATTGGCGCAACTAACGGCGTGGGCTTGTACGCTTGGTTTAATTTAGGGACAGGCTCAACTGGAAGCACAACAGCAAACGCATGGGCGGCAGGTTCTTATTACGCTCCCACAGGAGCAACCTCCGTAGTCGGTACAAACGGAGCAACATTCTACATTACTGGTGTGCAATTAGAGGTAGGCTCTACAGCTACTAGCTTTGATTACAGACCTTATGGAACTGAGTTACAGCTTTGCCAACGCTATTACTGGCAAATTAGTGGCGATACCTTCACATATATTGCTGGCAAACAACAAGGTACTAATATAGTTTATTTTGGTATACAAGCTCCAGTCCCCATGAGGGCTACACCAACCCCAACTTTGGGTGCTGGTACTAAGTATGCTTTTACGCAAGGTGGGTTTTCATCTTCTACTTCAACTACTGTTACTGTGTTATCAATTTCTAATAATTACACTTTTATGCCACTATCTCTTGGTGGATTTAGCGGTCTTGCGGACAACTATGTTGCAACTTTTAGGGCTGATGCAACACTTCAATTTTCTTCGGAGTTATAAATGTACAAGACTATTCCAGTCAATCCAGATGCAACCTTTCAAAGCGTTCTTCGTCTAAGTGATGGCTCTGCTATCCCATTTGACCCAGCCAACACCGACTACGCAAACTTCAAGAAAGAAATCCTTGCTGACGAAGCCCAACTTCAAGATGCGGATGGGAACACGATGACGCCCGAACAGGCAAAAACATACGTAGCAACGCTACCCTAGGAGATAGAATATGGCATTAACACAAGTACAAGGCGGGATGATACTGGCAAGCGGTCAGTCTATTCCTAGTGCCGCATTACCAGTAGGTAGTGTATTGCAAGTGGTTCAAGGTACATTTGGACCATCAGATACCACTACATCATCTTCTAGTTTTATTGATACAGGACTAAGTGCTTCTATTACCCCAAAATTTTCAACAAGCAAAATACTTGTAATGGTTTCACAAGATATTGGCAAACAAACTAATGATTTAAATGCAATACTTCAACTTGTAAGGGGTGCTACGGCACTCGCAACAATAGTAAATGTATATACAGCGTCTAGTGCTTCATTACTTTATATTAATACTGGTTACACATATTTGGACTCTCCAGCTACAACTTCATCAACAACATATAAAACGCAAGTTAGGAGTTCAAATGGTCTTGCGTCTGCTAGGTTTGGATCAATTACGGCAACAATAGTTCTTATGGAGATTGCAGGATGAACCACGATACTATTTACAAACTAAACCCCACAGTAGTAACTGTTCGTGGCGATGTAGCCTACGATGCCGATGGTAACGAAGTCGCATACGATAAAGATGCAGTACAGGCTTATGTTGATGCCCATGCTTATATTGCTAAACGAGCATCAGAATATCCACCTATCACCGATTACATTGATGGTGTAGTAAAAGGTGACCAAGCACAGATTGATAAATACATAGCGGATTGCCTAGCCGTGAAAGCGAAGTATCCTAAATGAGTGAAGATTTCTTAGACCCCTATAAATATGGGAAACTTGTAGCCCAAGTAGAAACCATGGAGAAGAAGATTGACATTATGGAAGCTGACATTAAGAAGCTTGTCATGATGGCTGAAAGATCTAAGGGTTCCTTGTGGGCAATCATGGGTGCTGCCTCAGTATTTGGTGGCTTTGTAACATGGATGGCTGATTTAATATTTAGAAAGTAAGCCTATGTATGTCAGATCAATTTGGATTTATAGAAGGAGCAAAGTCTGTAACAAGTAGTATGGATGCTAGTCGTGAGGCTAGTCATTCTATTACAAAGAGTATTACCGATGTACAGAAGGAAGCTGCATCAGCAGCCCAGCAGAAAGACCTAGAGCGTAGAAGACAGATAAGAGAAGCACAGGTCTTTAAAGAGCAATACTTTAAACGAGCAATGATAGAGTGGCAACGACAAGAAACCATTCGTGTTGAAGAAGCAAAAGTAAAAGCTGATTTCATTAAGAGGCATGGCAGTAAACGCTGGGGTGAAATCGAATCCATTAAACAAAAGATAGAGAAACAGGACAATGAACTTAATCGAGAGTTTAAGCAAGATCTGGCAAAGAGTCGTAGAGCAATGTTCATGTGCTATGCAGTGGCTGCAGTCATTGCTTGGTACCTTACTTGGGGTCATAAAGGGTAAATAATGTTCACACTAATATCAACTGCTTTGTCCTTCCTAATGGGTGGACTACCTAAACTACTAGACTTCTTCCAAGACAGATCGGATAAGTCACATGAACTAGAACTTGCTCGTATGCAGATGGACAGAGAACTCCAGATGCTAGAGCGTGGCTATGCTGCTCAGGCTAGAATCGAAGAGATTCGTACAGATCAAGTGCAGATGCAAACGCAGGCACAAGAACGTACAGCTATGTACCAGCATGACATTGAGATTGGTAAGGGTGCAAGCCAATGGATTATTAATCTACGGGCTTCTGTACGTCCTGTAGTTACCTACCTATTTGTATTATTATTAATCATAGTTGATATAGCTTCTATCTGGTGGGCATGGTCTAGCGGTGCAGCATTTGCCGAGGCTATCCCTATGGTATTTGATGCAGATGAGATGCAGATCCTTGCCTCAATTATTGCCTTCTGGTTTGGTACCCAAGCATTCGCTAAGAAGTAATGTTAGATAAAAAAGTATTAGATCTTATCGTGCATCATGAAGGTTTTAAGACAAAACCATACCAATGCCCTGCACTTTTATGGACTGTCGGGGTAGGGCATGTAATAGATCCTAATCATGCTAGGGTACCATTGGCAGAAAGAAAAGCATTGCCAATTCCTGCAGGTTGGGATAGAATATTAAGTGGGGATGAGGTCAATGAAATTCTTGCTAAAGATTTGGAAAGATTTGAAAGTGGTGTACGAAGACTATGTCCTACTGGTCTTAATACTGGTCGCTTTGGTGCACTTGTATCATTCGCCTTCAATGTTGGACTTGGTAATCTCCAAAATTCTACCCTTCGGATGAAGCATAACCGAGGTGAATACGAAGCAGCTGCCGATGAATTCTTAAAGTGGAATAAGGCAGGTGGTAAAGAATTAAAAGGTCTTACCACTAGACGAAAAGATGAAAGAGCGTTATACCTTTCATGATAATCAATTATAAGTAAGGGTTGCATAATATGGCAGATAAAACATTTACAGAAAAACAACGGGAAGTAATCGCTCGTAGGATGGGCTATGATGGTCCTATGCAAATGTTCGATGAGTATCTAAAGTCTAGTCCTAACGATGCTAGGAAGTTTGGTTTGATTACAGACAAGTTTATGGCTCGTGGTGGTATGGTTAAAGGCATGGCTGAGGGTGGAACTATCACTGCCCCAGAAGAACAGACTACTACTACTGCTACTACCTCAACTACGGAAGAAGAAAAGCAAGGACTTACTATACCAGTAAAACCACAGATGTCTGGTGTAAAACCTGCTCTTACAACGGCAGAAGATAACCAGACAATAAAAACAGAATTAGCCCCAATACAGGCACCACAAGTTACGGCTGCTGCTGCTACGCCTACTATATCCGCAGCTGTTCCAACTGTCAAGCCAATAACTACTACACAAGCTACGCAAGCTGCCCCTGCTATTACTACTGCAGTTCAAGGGTTACAACCTGCACAGGGTACTGTATCACAGCAAGCCCAAGTACAAGCTGCACAGGCTACGCCTACTGAGACTGCTGTTGGTCAGTTAGATGCTGCTCAAGGTTTAACTAGACAAGTAACTGGTGCACCTGTACGTGGTGAACAAGTCGGTGAGATGGTCAGTGGTCCTGCTGTTAACATGACTGAAGTAGAAAATGCACTAGCTAAAGCAGAAGCTGCTCAAGGTGTAGTTACAGAAGACATGACAGTTCAAGGACAGTTAGCTAAATTAACTGCTGGCTTTGAATCTGGTAATCCTCCATCATGGGCTGCTGCATCCTTACGTAATGCTACAGCACAGATGGCTGCTCGTGGTTTAGGTGCATCTAGCCTAGCAGGTCAAGCTATTATTCAAGCTACCCTAGAGGCTGCTGTACCTATTGCTAGTGCTGATGCTCAAGCATTCCAGCAGATGGGTCTACAGAACTTATCCAATCGTCAGCAGGTAGCTGTATTAACTGCACAGCAACGTGCCCAGTTCTTAGGTCAAGAGTTTGATCAGTCATTCCAAACCCGTGTTACTAATGCTGCTCGTGTAGCTGACATTGCTAACATGAACTTTACTGCACAGCAACAGGTAGCCCTAGAGAATGCACGTCTAGCACAGACAATGGACTTGGCTAACTTAAGTAATAGACAAGCCCTTGTAATGGCTGAGGCTGCTCAGATTGCTAACTTAGAGACAGCTAACTTAAACAATAGACAGCAAGCTGCTGTAGTTAATGCCCAGTCTTTCTTGCAGATGGATATGGCTAACTTACAGAACGAACAACAGGCTGAACTATTTAAGTCACAGTCTATTGTACAAAGTATATTGACAGATCAAGCTGCAGAGAATGCATCAAGACAGTTTAATGCAACTAGTCAGAATCAGGCTGATCAATTCTTTTCTAATTTAACTAGCCAAGTAAATCAGTTTAATGCCCAGCAGACTAATGCAATGTCACAGTTTAATACCGATCAGGCTAACACTGTGTCTAGATTTAATGCTGAGGTGCAGAACCAGCGTGACCAATTCAATGCTCAGAATCGTTTAGTTATTGACCAGTCTAATGCTCAGTGGCGTAGAGAGATTGCTACTGCTAATACTGCAGCTACAAATCGTGCTAATGAATTTAATGCTACGAAGGCTATGGAATTAACAACCATAGAGTATAATAACGTATGGCAACAGTTCCGTGATGAGATTGAATACTCATGGAAGTCTGCAGATAATGCAGCGGATCGTATCAATCAAATTACAAGACAAGAGATTTCATCTAACGCTACAGTACTTGCAGCTGCTATGGCAAAGGATGCAGCACTGACTGAAACCATTGGTAAGGCAGCTGCTACTATTCTTGGTGGTACAACAGCAGGCTCTACAGGTGCTTCTATCTTTGGTGATATTATTAAGGGTGGATACGATCTTGCTAAGAGTACCATAGCTGGCACATGGGATAGTTTATTTGGTATTGGCAATAATCTTGACAGCTATTCTTATGTAGGTCCCAATGAGTATCCAGACTGGTGGGAAACGGATTCATACGATTAAGGAAAGACAATGAGCATCAATGATTACAAAAATAAAATAGAAAGCTACATCAACAAGAAAAATACTAGTTCTAAGGAACTGGATTCTGCTCGTGGATTGCTGGCACCTAAAGGGGCAGTTAAGAAAGAAGCCATGAAACAAATGGATGCTGTTGCTAGTGTTAGTGAATTTATCTATGCAATACGGCAAAAGAGAAAAGAATTATTAACTGGTAAAGGTAAGAAAAATGGCAGCTGATACTGGATTTTTAAATGCACCTATTCCGGGGATGTCTTTAACTACTACACCGGGGGATAGACCTTGGGAGAATCCACCAAGCTTAGTTACTATTGAAGAAGCTATGGAATACTACGCTTCTAAGATACTGGGGAATCGAGAGGCACATGATCAGTTGCTAGATATTTTAGAACTAGGTGTACCTGTAAGTAACTTGGCTTCTATCCTACAAAAGAACTCTGTAATGAATGGGGTTCATACACTGGATGTTGGCATGTTAGTTTTACCAGTCATTGAAGAACTCATCATGGCAGTAGCAGATATGAATAATGTTACTTATGTACCGTCTCCAGAAGCTGTGGCTAAGTCTCTATCCATATCTCCAAGAGAGGCTAGAAAAGCTGTAGAAAGAATGAGAAAAAATAAAGAGCAACTAAGTATAGTTGAAGAGAAGCCTCGTGGCTTAATGGCTAAACCTACAGAGACAATGGAATAATATTATGTCACTACTAGTAAAAGCATTTGTAGCAGGTGCCAGTGAAGGTGCAGCGGAAAGTATTGAAAAACGTAATAATGAAATACGTAAGAATGCTATGGCTGAATTAGAGGCAAGACGTAAAGAAGCAGAAGAAAAAGACGATAGGCTTCGTACTAAAAGAGATGAACTTACTTCTACTGCTCAAGCGTTAGCCGACTATCGAGATGGTAAAGGTGTGGCTTTAACAGAGACACAAATTACTGCATTACTAATGCAACCAGTTAGAGCTAAACAGATTTTAAAAACATTAGAAACTGAAAAAGATTTAAGCAATGTTGACTTCAGTAAGATACTTAAAGTAGGGGCTAAACCAGAAGATGTACCTAAGCCCATGGATTATATTAGACGCACTACTTCTATTCCAATGGGACTGCCAGAGTCACAACCAACCCCAGTTGTACGTGGGGCATTTGGACTTGAGTCTCCTGCTTATGCACAGGCACAAGCCCAGTTTGAGCAGATATCTGGTAAGTCTGCTCGTGAAGTTAAAGCAAAGGCACTAGGTTCCCCAGAGGAAATAGCTGCCGTGCCTTTAGAAATTGACCTATCCCAATTTAAGAAACCAGAAAGCATCGAGATGGTTCAGAATAGATTGGCAGAAAATATTGCTAAAGGTGGTAGTTATTCCGATCCTGACAATCAAAGGCTATTAGCTAGACTTAAAGCCAATACATCAATTAAAGAAATGATTGGTGAGGGAGAAGCTGGTAAGCCAAGAACTGCGGATCAGGTTAATCGTATATTTGATAAATCATTACGTATTGGTTTAGAGCCGTTTATTACTGGTAAGGTTGTACGTTATGATCAAGAATCAAATACCTACATACCTATTACTGGGGACATAGATTCTATTAACAGCTTTATGAAACAAAGAAACGATATCGTTGAATCTCGTGCTAGAGAGATGGGAATTCTCGATAAAGATAATAACATTATTGGCGGTAGAAATTCAGAGGATGCACTTTTACCATACGCTCAAATTAAAGATGGTAAACTGATATCGTGGAGATCTGCTACTACAGTAGTTACACCCGGAACTACAGCACCTGCACCTGCTCCAGCACCTGCAGCCCCAGCTAAACCAGCTACAGCAGCACAAAAAGTAGTAGATAAGCCAATACCTACTCCTGCAAATGCTATTGTTGATGGTGCATGGGATCCTACTAAGTTAGTAAAAGATCAAAAATATATAGGCAAAGACGGTAAAACAGTAAGAACTTGGAACGGTACCGGCTGGCAACCTTAAAGGATACAAATGGCTAGTGAATTAGACTTTCTACAGACGGGTGTTACTGAGCCGCAGTCTGAATTTGATTTACCTATTAAGACTACAGCAGCAACTCAGACTGCAGCTGCTATGGGTCCTAAGACTGCTGCACCTACTTCTGAGTTTGACTTACCTGTTAAGCCTGTCAAAGATACCAAAGAACAAAAGGTTACTTCTGAGTTCGACTTACCAGTCAAAGAACAGGAAGTTCCTTTTGAGTCTTTATATAAAAATCCAGATAACCTTAAAATAATTAAGGAGTATGGAGAAGTACGCTTCGGTGAATCGGGTAAACAAAAACCAAATGAATCTGATGAGGACTATGCCAAACGATTCATGACAGCAATGCGTCAGGTTGAATACAACACCTCACTAAATGCTGTACCAGAATTAAATTGGATCTACAACGCCAAGCCTGACGAGGCAATTAAAACTGCCCGTGCCTTTGAACTATACGAAAAGGTGCCATACTTTTTTCAAAAAGGTGGACAGCCCGGTATTCGTCCTTTAGCAGAGTCAGTTTTATCTGCTGTATCTGAGCCTACTAATATTATATCTTTTGGAATAGGTGCTGCTGCTAGACAACAGGCAGCAAGGGCAGCTATCAAGACAGCAATAAGTGCTAAGACAAAAGCTGTAGTTGGAGGAGCAAGTGCTGAAGCTGTACTTGGAACTGCACAATCTGCTGTGTCATTACAAAGAGATTTAAAAGTACAACAGGTATTAGATACTGAAAAAGTTGATATTGAATTAAACAAAGCAAGAGAGTCATTTAAGTCAGGAGAAATAACTCAAGAGCAGTTCAATGCTTTCAAGGAAAAACAAAACGAAAAAATAAAAGAAATAAATAGTAGACAAATAAGTAAGGGTGAAGCTGCTATTGGTGGTGCAATCGGTGCTGTGTTTGGTGGATTTGAAGCAAGAGCAGCATTTAAAACACCTAAGCTAACAACCGCAAAAGATTTAGAAAATGTTTTAGAAGGAAGAAAGAAACTACTTACTGAAACTGTAGACACTGCTAGTAAAGATCTTGCAGATGCGTTTGATCAACAGTTGGATGAGACACTTCGGCAGTTTGACATCTTTGAAGGTAGAAAAATTCTTGATCAGTTAAACCCACCAACAGAAATTACACAAGCAGAATTAAAAACAGATATTAATACTCGTGCTATTAATGTAGCTAAAGCTATTCTTTTAGAAGATCCTGCTTTTAGTGATGTTGCAAGAAGGGTAGGTACTAAACAACAAAAAGTATCTAGTGCTGTGAGCGAAGTGTTTGGATCCTTAGATAAAGTAAATGATGTTGCACTGACAAAAGCCCTTGAAAAAGAAGGACTTACGCTACAAGAGTTTTCTAAAGTAACAGGAACTACAGTATCCGATGCTGCTTCTATTATGCAAGCATACTCTGCACTGTCTCGTGTTCTTTCTCGTCAGGCACAAATCGATCCTGATGCACAGAAAGTTATTGACGATATGTTCCTTAGAAAATATCATGTGCCAGATTTTTTAATAACTTTAAAAGATGGTATAAATAGATTTGAAAGAGAGTCAAAGGCATTAGTTGTATCAAGCATTGCAACAACAGTGCGTAACGTATTGGGAACTTCTGTAAGCTTAACCTTTGATGCTTTTTCTAATTTTATGGAAAGTGCTTTATACCAAAGTGGTAAAGTACTTAAAACTATTAAGGAAGGAAAATTTGAAAAGGAAGATCTTTCTGTCGGTTTAAACACAGTTGTACGTGACACCTTTAATACTTTAACTTACTTAACTAATGGTGGCATTACAGCAGAAGTAGTAGATAAAATTTTAGTAGACAACCCAAGAATAAAAGAACAACTGTTTAGTGCCTTACAAGAAACGGGAAATCAAAACCTATCGAAAGTTTCTAAGATGGCAAATACTTTTAACGTAGCACAAGATGCTATATTTAGACGTGCTATCTTTACAGCAAGTGTAGAAAGACAGATGCGTAAAGTTGGTATGGATATGTATGAAGTACTAGCAAGTAATAAAGCAATACCTACTGACGTTGTAAAAAATGCTGCAGACGAAGCATTGAAAGGTACTTTTTCATATATGCCTAAGCAAGGGGTAGCACATCACTTTGTAAAGCTATTCGAGCAAGTTCCGGGTGGATCATTACTTGTAACTTTCCCAAGGTTTATGACTAATGCAATGGCATTCCAGTACAAGTATAGCCCGATTGGTGGTGCATTTGGTACTGTAGATTTAGGTCGAGCAGCATATAATAAGAAAAAAGATCCACAATTATCTGCTCGTTTATATACACAGGGCTTAGAAAAATTATCAAAAGGAATGGTTGGAACAGCTGCTCTTGTTGCAGCTACTAACTACAGAATGAATAACCAAGAAAGCCCTTGGTATACATTTACAAATGAAGACGGTGGCACAGTAGATACCCGTGCTTTGTTTCCTATTGCACCATACTTAGCAGTGGGCGAGTTCATTGCAAAATCAATAGAGGGTAAGAAATCAAATACAAAAGAAATCATTGAAACTCTTGTGGGTATGAAAATTCCGGGAGGTGCTCAGGGATATATAATAGATCAAATAACTGCAGCATACAATAACACTGAGGGTAAAGAAGCAGAGCGATTAGAAAAATCTTTAGGTGCTGTGTTTGGAGATTTTGCAAATCGTTTTATCCAGCCCGGTCAACCTATATTTAATTTCTTTGAATTATTTAATACTGAAAGTCAGGTTGCTAGAGATCCAAATGTTATTACTAGCGATGATATTGTAACTGAGTCAGCATTAAATCGTATCAAAGCTAAAGTTCCGGGATTCAAAGAAGAGTTACCAGAGGCTAAGAGATACCTAAGAAAAGAAACTCCAGTACGTGCCGGGGAATTCTTTAATACTTTGATGGGTGTTAGACTTGTTCCAAGGGCTAATGATATAGAACGGGAATTTGTACGCCTTAGTTTAGATCCTTATAAATACTTTGGATCTACTGGAGATAAGGTATTAGATAGAGCAGTAATGGATGAAGCTTCGCCTTTCATTAATCAAAGGGTTGTCCCCTTATTAAAATCTGATCGATACAATAAAATGACAGATGCTCAAAAGACACTGGCAATGGGCAATAACATGAGGGAATCCGTAACGATAGGAAGAGAAATAGCCAGAAATAAGATGTTAGGTAAAGATAGAGACAGAATGGATAAGCTAATCTTTAATAATAAAACTGCTGAAGAAAGAAAAGCTATCAACGAACTCTATGCAAAAGAAAATAATGGTACTACAATGGATGAAGCAAAAGACTATAAACAAGTCTATAAGTATGAAGCACTCATTGAAAGATACCGTTAATGACACGACAAGACATAGAAGATAATTACCCAGACTCAGCACTCTTGCTATTACAAGAGAAGTATTTTGATGAAGCTATCCTTGGGGTAGCCAGTCGAGTTAATACTCCATGGGCTGTATGCTATGACGCTAATAAGTGTATTGAGTTATTAGCCAAGAATGAGGGTATGACGTTGGAAGAAGCTGATGAATACTTCCACTACAATACTGCAGGGGCATACGTTGGTGAGCATACCCCTGCATTTGTATACTACTAAGCTGCCATCTTCTCCTCAGTAGTACCCCAACCCCAATCACCTTCCATGCCGGCTGCATTGTAGTCGGTTACTACGCCTTCAAAAAAGTTCTTGAGGCTATCCCCACTGATGACCCAATCTAGCCACTCTAATGGGTTCTCTTTGACCTTCCAGTTACCCTTCAAGCCAAGCTGAATCAATCGTCTGTCAGCAATATAACGGATGTACTTCTTGACATCCGCAGCTGTAAGACCTTGGATCTCACCCATCTCAAATGCTGCATCGGTAACAGCATCCTCAAGTGCTACACCTTCTCTGAACATCTCATAGATGTCCTTCTTGAAATCATCAGTCACGATACGTGGATGCTCATTGCAGAACTCACGGAACAGTTTAACCATTCCCTCGCAGTGCATACTCTCATCCCTCACGGACCACTCTACGATCTCGCACATACCTTTCATCTTACCGAAACGCTGGTAGTTAAGGAGCATTGCAAAGGCTGAGAACAAAGACATGCCCTCATTCATAACTGATCTTGCAATAGCCTTAGCTAAACCGGCATGGCTGTTGGTATCAATCTGTGACATGAAGTCAATCTTCTCACTCATCTGCTTGTACTTCAAGAATGCCGAGTACTCTTCCTCTGGCAATCCAAGTGTGTCATTTAGTAATGCATAGCTACGCTGGTGTACGAACTCACGATTAGCAAAGCTAGTGAGCATGGCACGTATCTCATTGTTCTTAAACTTCTGTACATAATGCTCTAGATAATTTGTACCTACAGCAACATCACTCTGTGTAAACAATCGTAGGATTTGTGTGATGTGATTCTTTTCTTGTGGTGTCAGTTTGCCACCCTGCCACTGTGCCAAGTCATCCTGTAACTTAGCTTCCCACTCACCCCAGTGGGCTTTCTCTGACTTGATGGCGTACTCAACAGCCCAAGGTGCAAAGAAAGGTTTATAGGAAACGCTGGGCGATATTAGACTCATAGATTGGTACTCCGAGGAATTGATTGTGGAAAAAAATAGGAGCAGAAATGCTCCCTTGGGATTCTAGTTATATGCAAATTGGTCCCTTAAATCAACCCCCTTTGTATCTTATTGTTTTTGTTATCCATTTATTTGTAGTACTGGACTGCCTTTGGAGCACAGGTAACGTCAATGATAACGTCACTAAAGTAATCCCCAACCCTACGCTTTGACATAATTACTACAGGTCTCATTGCTGCTGCCTCGCAGTCACTGATACCATTTATAACTTGTTGCCTACTCATAGCATGTACTTTCTTTTCTACTAACAATTCAGAACGATTGCCATAAGGATTGCTTGAGCATCCAATTACTACTGCACTTGCTACTGTTACAAATAATATGTTCTTCATTTTATCTCCGCATTTCTGATAGCCTCAGCTATCTCGGTTAATAAACTTCCATTAGCAGGAATTACTACGGGGCAGTCAGCAAATCGCTCTACGATCTGTGCCATCTGTTCCTTGACACATTCTATCTTGGACAGAATCCCCGCAGTATCCCAGCTTACTTCATCTTCAAATTGAAATATTGCATCTTCTAATAATACACTAGCTTCCCATAAAGCATAGTCAATCTGTTCTGATCTGTCTATTACTTTATTTCCTGCTGCTTCCATTGCACACACAACTATAGCATGTGCTTTCTTTAGTGCAACAATATTATTATCAAATACGTAGTGTGGTACGGTAGCCATGGTATCTCCTAGAGTATGTGGTCGGCAATATTTAAATCAACTAATTCTTTGGCAGTTAAAAATACATCACTTGCAGGTAATAGTTTTTGTTTCACTACTGTTGCTGACATGCCACTTGCATCACGCAAGATCTGTATCATCTTTTGATTACAGATGTCTGCTTCTTTAACTGCAGATTTAAAGTCGTGGTATTTACTTTCGATGTTGTCTGAAAACTGATGGCACATAGCACTAGTATTAGCAGCAATGTATCTTTCTCCTTTGGTACCAGCACAGAAAATTAAGAATGCTGCACTCATAATAGAACCAACACCTACAGTACGGATTGGGTGACTGCTGTTCCGCATCACATCGATCAATGCAAAAGCTTGATATAGATCCCCACCGCCAGAGTTAATGTAGATAGTTAAAGTCTTTTCTTTCTTATCTACATTCTCATAGGTAAGCCACTTAATACACTTAGCTATATTGTCTGCTTCGATCTCATCATACAAATAGAATATGTGATTCTCTAACAGTACAATATCAATGCGATCTTCTGCCGTCTGATCGTCATGTTTCCTAGTTGCCATTTGGTATCTCTACTATTGATATTAAATTAACTGGTACCTGAAAGAACATCTCACCTTTGTATACATATTTATTAGGCACCTCAACTACAGGTGACGATAGAAGTATACTAGATGGGCACAAGAATGCATGTGTTCTTTCGTTATTAAACACCATAAAATATGCAGGCTTATCTAGCTTAGCAAACTTTGACTTCCTCTCTGGTATTTGTAATGTGTCGTATTTAAATGTAGCACCAGACCATACCTTCTTGATCTCTACTTCACAATAAAATGTTTCAGTTCCTGTATCTACAATTAAATCCACAGCGTATCTGTCAGGGTGATCCTCAACTGTATGTCCTAGCGACTGCCAGTACAATTTAGCTGAGGCTCTTGCAGATGTATCTGTCTCATCAAATAACGACTTACTAAATACCTTACGTGGAGGTTTAGCCATGGCAGCTTATGCACTCCTCAGCATCCTTAAGGGCATCACGCTCTACCTTAAGACCAACCTTATCAGCCTGCACACCTGCACTAGTACGTAAGTAATACAATCCTTTTAGTCCTGCCTTCCATGCACGTAAGTGTATCGAATTGACATACGACTTATTGCTACCTGCAGGGAAGAATAGATTGACAGATTGCCCTTGGCATATGTACTGCTGTCTATCTGCAGCATGCTCAACAACCCATCCTTGATCTAGTTCAAAGGCTGTCTTGAATACACTCTTCTCATCATCCGTTAAGAATGGCAGGTGCTGTACAGAACCTTCATTCATAATGATTGATGCCCACACTTCATCTTTGTTTTCGTGATGCTCGTCTAAGACTCTAGCCAAGCTATCACTCTTGACGAGATGCGAACCAGCCCGTGTACGATGGACATAAGCATTCGACTTAATAGGTTCAATACTTGGAGAGCAACCACAGATAATAGAACTATTGGCATTAGGAGCAATTGCAATAAGATGAGCATTCCGAACCCCAGACTTAACCATATCGGGTGCAGCCCCTCTCTCTTGGGCAAGTACTTTGGTCTCATGTGTTGCTTCCTCCTTCATGTGTTTGAACATATTGCGATTGATTAACTTAGCTGCCACACTTTCAAATGACACACCTCTGTTCTGTAGGTAGCCATGGAATCCCATTGCACCTAGCCCTAAGCTACGCTCTTGCTGTGCACTGAATCGTGCCTTGGCAATATCATCAGGGGCATTGTCAATGAATACTTGCAATACATTATCTAAGAAGCGAATGAGATCACGAACCATCTGTGTATTCTTCCACTCGTCAAACTTTTCTAAGTTCACACTAGACAGACAGCATACTGCAGTACGCTCTGGTGATGTAGCTAAATGAATCTCATTGCATAGGTTACTGCCATGAATCTTTAGACCCATGTCTTTCTGTTCTTGTGGCAATCCTTTGTTAGCTGTATCAATGAAGTTAATGTAAGGACTTCCAGTACGGAATCGTGCCTCCAAGATACGCTGCCATAGATGACGGGCAGGTGTAGTCTCACGAACTGTACCATTGGATGGATCCTTTAGCTCCCACTCTGTGCCATCAATGACAGCCTGCATGAATGCATCGGATACGTTTACTGCATTAAATAAATTAAAGCACTTGCGATTAATGTCACCACCAGTGGGCAACTTAAAATTAGTAAACTCGACAATGTCGGGATGGCTAACATCCAAGTATGCAGCATAGCTTCCTTTCCTAGTCTTACCCTGCTTGTATGCAGTCATCTGACTATCCACTACTTTAAGAAATGGTATGGGTCCCGGAGCCTTATCACTGACACCCCGCACATCTGACCAATGTCCACCTACCCCACCACCTTTAACCGATAGCCAAGCTACCTCAGCATTGTGGTTAATCAATTCGTCTAGGTTATCCCCTACATAGGTAAGGAAACAGGATATGGGCAGTGCCTTGGGTTTCTCCCCGTATCTAGGTGCATTACTTAACACTGGACTGGCGTACATAAACCAGCCCTTAGAGGCGTAATCGTAGACCCGTTGGGCTAGACCTATATCCCCTGCACAATAAGCCAATGCAGCCCTTGCAAACGCTTCCTGTGGGCTTCGTTCTTCTGTGAGTAGGTAGTAGTCCTGAAGCAGTTGCATTGCCTGCTCAGATAAACGACTGTCCCTAGCTATATCTATTGTTATTCCGTGGTAGTTCATTCAAGTCCCTCAATGTCCATTCTTACATTGCTAACCTTCTCTGCCCCAATATCGTACATGGCATCGTGGATAGCTTCATCAATGATTTCTTCTAGATAATCTGGGTCGGAGTACGTATTGGGCATACTCTCAGGATCTAAGATTACCTCAAAATGTACTTCGACTATGATGCTCACCAGTGTAACCCCTCTGTCTCTTCTAGTAATTGAATCATCTTATCCAGATACCATCTTGCTTTCTTGCAATCGGTAATGGGTCTATCCTTGTGCCACATTCTCATGGTGTATTTAAGTACATTACCATGGCAGTAGTTGATCGCTTCAAACTTACCTAGTGTATCTATGATTACATCAATGGTTTCAAACTTGCCGTAGTTGTAGTGCTGTGGTTCATTGACTTCGTCTTCATCTTCTTTCTTAAACAAGTCATCAGCTTTATCAAACAACTTTTCTTGAAAGTAATCTTCTGTTCCCGGCTCGGCATACGTATACTTTTTAACTGCTTCACTCCACTCATCTGGAGTGGCATCGTTCAATCGTTTTGTATTGAATGGATCTACGCTCATGCATTCCCCCTTGTCTGTGTCCATTGTGTTAGATCGATTACATTACTGAATTCATTCTGCGTATTTAAATCATTGAATACTAATTCACCTGACTTAATCATGGTATCCATTTCATCTGCAACGATGTTACCAAATTCTTCATCACGATTTAGTAAATGGAAACAAGTAATAACCCCTTGCATTAAATGCAACAACTCTAGATAAGAATCCTCAGATAGTTTTTCGGATGGCATGCACATCATGTTTAAATCTACTGTGCCATTCCAATCTTCACCCTCAAAGTTAGGTCGGAGAATTAATACGATGTCATCTTTTTTAATTGGGTTACTCATGTTTAGTTCCTTTATATGGGTTATATTCTAATGGCATTATTTTCTTAGGTGGTTCTTTAGTCCACTGCTCTGGTATCTTTTTATCTGCGTACAAGAAATTATATTTCTCACACCATTCTGCATACGTTGTTTTAGATACCTTGCTTAATCTTCTTTTGCTACTTGCAAATACAAATCGAATATCCAACTCAGGGTGTTGCTTCTGTACCAGTAGATGCTTACGCCTATCTGCCACAGTAAACAACCCCTTCGTCTCGACTATGATGCCATTGGGTAATAGAAAGTCTGGAGTGTACTTTCGGTAACACAAGTCTTCCCATTCAATCTTAATAGATTCATACTTCGCATCTACATTTAATTGCTTTAGATCTTCCTCAACAGTTTTTTCTAGCCCACTACGATAGCCATAGGCTTTAGCTGCATCATATGCCTTCTGGCTAAACTTACGCATTACTCTGTGTCTTTCTTAGCAATGTGTACATACGCTACCATCGGTGGGTTTTCTGCTCTTGATACAAGAGATGGTCTCTCTTCTAATCCTTTCCAACACTTGTACCTATAGGAACACCAACCACATTCCTTTCCGAGTACAAGGTTGCCTGTCTCTTTCTTACGATAGGTTTCAGGTATAGCTTCATAGCATCGTTCAAACTCATTGTTCTTTAGTTTGTCTGCCTTCTCTTTAATCTTCTGCACCTCTGCATCTAGATCAATCGTATCGGCAGCCACATACTTAAACTCACCATTAGCTTTATTGATTACCCACCAACCGCCTGCTTTAATGTCCATTGCCTTAGCATATCCAGCTAGTTGTCCTACATATCCAAATGAATCATTGTCGTGTAGGGTTTTGTAATCCACAAACTTATTGGCATAGGACCATGGGCTTGCAGACTTTACGTCATCGACTGCACCTTCAGTGACTAGGTCTGGTGTGCCATGAATCGTGTGATCACCCGCAACCAGAGTTACCTTATCTCCATTTGCATATGCCACACCTGCTTGAGTTAATAAACCTTTGAACACAGCCTCAGCTATGTCACCCATCATCATGTTGATTATGAAATTTGTAGAGTGAGGAACAGCATCTTGTGGACTGTTCTTATCAAACCAAAGCTGACAGTAGTCACGCCCTACGTTTGACATTCGCAATGAGAAGTTGTTATCCCTCTTATCTACAAACTGCCGGAGTAAGGCAGCACGGACATCACTAACGATTTGTTCTACAACCTCTTCGCTAAGTGTGCTATCGCCATGTCTGACCTTACTGAGATACTGGTGTATCTTTAACTCGGCAGGATGGTGCATTACTCTACCTCTACGTCAACAAACTCTTCAACGATTTCAGCAAGCTCTGCATCAGGCTGTGCCTTAGCATTGTCATTGAACTCCTTGACGATGTAGTCATTGTAGTTATCAATCCATGCATTGAAGTCAGCAAACAATACCTGATCATTGTCTGTCAGATCAATCGTATTACCTAACTCTAGTGTTGCTGTAGGCAAATAGTACGATGCACCTGTAGGTAATGATTGCTCATCCGATCCAAGGCTAATGTTGTGCTGGGGCAGGATACGATTCTGCTTAGCCATCTGTGCAATAGGAGCACCCATGGTTTTAAATGCATCCTTGTTATCTACTTCCCAAATGAATGGAACAGACTCAACATCACCGAGTTCTTCACCCTTAGCATTGACTGCACCCTTCATGGTCACCTGACCGAACAGTACACGTACACGCTTGATGGATTTCAATAGTGTCTTGGTCTCAGCAGGCAGTGCCTGATAGTCTTCAATCCAACCACTTGGTTTACCGCAGTTAAATCCACCTACGTTGTCACGCAAGTCTTCCTTCAAATCCTTAGCCATGATAGTCTTGACATACTTGCCCTTGCTATCGCCACTGCCTTGGATGTACCGCTTGTACATGAAGCGTTGATTGAACAAACGGATAGATACATCCGATGCATACACTGGGTCAAGGTTAGGACGATCCAGTACGTAGCTACCTGCAGCTACAACTTCTACCTTCTTCTTCTTACCATTGACAGTGCTCTCACCCATGATGCCCTTGTGATCCAACTTCAATCGGGCTAGTGTGTTTTGTTTTTTAGGCACAGCAATATCTGCACCCATACCCATGGCTTGTGCCATTGCTGCAAAGTTACTCTTGTTTACTAATGTAATATCTGACATGATTACCTTTCTATATTTGATATTTACTTCTGCTTGATTCTTGTGCATCGTAGCTTAGTCGATACTTCTTAATCTTCTGTACTAGTTGATGCACATTACTACTTCTTTCTACGACAACGCCATCGATACTGAATGTGAATTGTTTGCCGTCATGTTTGTATTCGAGTTTCATTGGTGAACCTCCTTTTGCTCTAGCCAATTATCCCCTATCTTTGCTTCAAGTGCAAGGGGAACATTGAAATTTATACTCCATTTATTGTTGATCAAACCTACTAGATCTGCCTGTACTGAATCGATCACATCCACTATCTGTTGGACCTCGTCAGGGTGTACGTCAATCACAATAGAATCGTGTACTGAATTAACCACACAGCTTTGGTATGGTTTCAATCTCTTATAGATCTCTACCAGTGCCAAGGGTACGATGTCAGCAGTAGCAAAGGATTGAACTGGGTAGTTCTTGATGGCAGTAAAGTGTGTCACTGTGCCATCCCTCTTACGCTTGACATCAGGGAACGAGAACTCCCTGTTGCTAGGGATTTTAATGTAGCCATAATTCAATGCTTGCTTAGCCAGTACACTGTGCCACCTTGCCACACCACTGTACTTCTCCATGAAGTGTGTGTAGTAAGCAGCCTCAGATTGGGTACGACCATACCCAGTTGCACCATACAACGGAGCAAAGGTATGTGTCTTAGCTACCTGCCTAGATGTGGGCTGACCTGCATCCGTAATAACCTTAGCCGTATACGAGTGCACATCAAACCCTTCCGATACTTCCTTCATGGCAACTGGATCTTGGGATAGGAATGCAGCTACACGAAACTCTAGCTGTGCAAAGTCAGCCTCCATAATCTTGCCACCATCAAAGCGAGATACAAACACACGCTTAACTGGGAACGTACCACCCCGTGGCATGTTCTGCATATTCGGATTAGATCCACTGAATCTACCAGTCGAAGTGATGTGTTGATTCAAGCGTACATGTAACTTACCATCTGGCTTGACGAAGTTAGAGATACCCTCAACGAAGTTACTTAGGTAACTATCCAGTGCAGATAGCCTACGCAACTTGCCTAAAAATTCAGCAGCATCTGCCATGCCCTTGGATGTAGCCACACGCTCTAGTGTTTCTAGATTGTCCTTAGCTGTACCAAAGCCATTGGCACTAGCCCACTTCGCATTAGGTGCAGTGAACTTCAAACCTGCAACTTCCTTAGTTGGCTTGAACTCAAAGCCTACACCATTGCATGTAGCACACTTAGTGGAATTCTTAAATGCATTGCCATCTTTCTTAGTCCGATAGAAGAACCCTTTACCACTACAGCTATGGCACTTCTCTGCCTTTGTCTTGTACACCATATCGAAATGCCTCTTGACTGCATCCTTAAACTCAGTGTCCTTCATATAAGGTGTGATGGCTGTAGCCCATGCATCTTTACTCCTAGGCTTACGACTGTACACAACCCATGACAACTGCTCTGGGCTATTGAGATTGATTGGAGTATCGCCCATCAACTTACGTACATGCTCATGCAATAGCTTCTCGATGTCAGCCTTCTCTGTCTCGAACTGCACACGTACCATATCCAAGGCAGAAAGATCAACTCGTATGCCTGTCTGGTAGATACGGGATAACACGATGCATACTTCGTTAGACATTGCAATCGTACTAGCTAGACCCTGATCCTGTGGTGTCTGCAACTTACGCTGTATGGATTTGTAGATACCTTCAGTCGCACCCAAGTCATGCTCAAGGTACATGCTCAACTCTGCATGTGGGATATCACGAGTGCTGTACCCACGCTTGAAGTATTCCTTAATCGTGTCTTGCTTTAGTACCTCGCAGTTATGGCGGATAGCTACATTGCCTAAGTCCAAGGGCATCTTAATACCACGCTGCAGCACATAGTCACCCAGCATGGTGTCGAATACTTCACCATCATACTTAAAGCCAGACTCCCAGAGCCACACTAAATCGTGACTGATGTTGTGCCCGATTAAAAGTGTAGTCTTGTCTAGCAACTTCTGTACCGCAGTATGATTAGCCGGCACATCTTCTTGTACCTCCATGTGATCGAATGTATATACTTGGCACGGCTCATCCAAGGGTTTGCATCCAACCATCACGAGAGTATTGCCAGTCTCGAATGGGTCTAAGTGTTTACGCCCATCCCGATTACTGACTGTGTTCTCTACGTCAAGGGTTAGTATCATGAACTGTATGCTCCAGTCTGATAGTCAAACTCACAGTTCACAATCCTGTGCACACCGCTAATCTTGTTCTTCACAATGTTTAAGTACCGCATACCATCATCCTCTGTCTGATCATTCATTGGTGGATTACGTGCTATGAGAATCATGAGATCCGATTCACCGGCAAGTCCTGTCTTACTACCTTCAATCATAGCCTGTGACAATACGATCTTGCCCTCTGCTTCAGCCGACAACTGTGTGCAATACACAACTAGACATCCATACAACTTACCTATATTGCGTGCGTATATAGCATTAGCCTTGAGTGTCTCGTGATTGTTTGATGCAGCACCATCCTCAGCAAACTTACTACCGATGTCCATCACGACAATGTCAGGCTTGTGCTTCTTGATAACTGACTCAGCCCACTTCATTGTCTTGCCAGTAGCATCAACAAACTTTAGGTTGTCCTTGATAGGATCATACACACGATGTGCTGTGTTCTTATCTGACACGATCTGTGCCATGGTCATGCCAGTAGCAGCAGTCATGTAACGTGACGCTACACGTTCAGGCTTCTCCTCATTACACAGGATTAAAATCTTAGCACCTTGGTGTGCCCATCCATGTGGTGCAGCACACAGCGTACTGTGAAAGCTTGACTTGCCTACGTTACTACGTGCACCGATTACAAACAGCATGCCATTGTCTAGTCCATTGACTGACTGGAACAGTGACTGGATATTAAATCTCCACTTGGTATTGGATGCAGATGTAGCCAACAGATTATCAATGCTATTGTCTACGTATGTAATACGAATCGATGGAGTGAAGTCATCTTGATATTGATTCAAGATATTGCGTAGTGGTTCCATCGTAGTCTCATCACCATTGACATACGAGAATCCTAGGTTAGCTACCTCCTCACCGACTACCTGCCTGAACATATTGCTCAGCACTTCAGTAGCTACATCAGAACCCATGACATCTTCATTACGAATCTTATTGAACTGCAATTCGTATGAATGTTTCTGTGCTGTAGTTAGTGTGGGGTTTGCTGCAAAGAATAATGCTTGGACTTCATCGACAGTTAAATCTCTTTGGTACTGCTCCATCGCACTGTCTATGACGGATTTAATCTTACGGGTATCTTTAGTGAATAGCTTTTCAGGACATCTGTTACCTCTTGTCTCATCGTAGAAGCCCTTGTTCATGAGACTTCTAATCAGCGTGAGTTCCATTTACTCTCCTATAATTTGTTTCAACATTTCTATATCTTCTGGAGTTCGATACTTGATATCATCATGTAGGTTAAGTGCCTTAGCATTAATACCACCGGCTCGTAACTCACGGGTAAACATCAGGGTCTTACTCATTGCATCAGGATCTAATGCTACCACAACAGTGGGGTACTTGTAAAGCATATCTTTGTGTTCATCCAATAGTGCAGTACCTAAGAGGGCGAAGCCTGTGCCACCTAACGTATCGACTACGGCTGCACTAATGCAATCCTCTACGACTATAGCTACGCCTGAGTCACCTACAATGTATGGCAAACGTGCCTCACCATAGCGTCTCCACTTAGGCTGTGTCTCAGGGTGACCGGCACGACCAGTGGCATCAGCTAACTTACCTTCATGCCGGACGGGGAATACTATCCGATCCTCACGAATGTCATATCGTAGGTCTAGCCAGTGGGGATCTAGCTTGTACCGATCACATAAAGTTTTTAGGTACGGCTTATCGTAGTCCACCACGATCCACTCTGGCAGATTGAATTCGATAGGCAGATCATTGTGAAACACTTCCTCTCGCATCATCTTGTACAGTTCAGATGCACTTAGATGTGTGCGTGTAATGCCAGACACATTGCAACTGTTGGCATAGCAGTTCCACATTAACTTGCCATTGTCATTGATAGCTGTGAATGTTTTGTATCTCTTACAGACTGGGCAATTGCCACGATACAACTGCCCCAGAGATAGGTCTAGGTCTTGTACGTATCTTCTTACATCCATCATTTCTTTTTCTTCTTTGGTACTACTACCTTTATTTCTTGCTGTTCCAAATGGTAGTCCATAGTCTGGCTAGACACATGGGTTAGTTCCTTTGCTAGTCCATCAATCACATCCCGTACACACCAAACTGCACCACTGCTAGGATCTTCACTAATACTCTCAGCAATAATCTCTAGCACATCGGCTGCATTCTCTAGCTTGTACTGAATGGTATCTAACTTACAGCTAATCTCGTAATAGTTGTTTGGCATTATCTTTCCTTTACTGTTTCGTTTATTTGCAAATGCTTCAGCCTCTTCCAGTGAGCACACGGAATACTCACCACTGTCTAAATCTTTAGCTATCTTACGTACCTTGTCAAAGAACTCTTTCATATCATCCCTTATACTGTATCACCTGCCGTGTTAAAGCGGAGCTTAGCAGCATTCCTTGCACTTGTCAAGGTATTTTTCATGTAGGGTTTTACTGACTGGGGATTAGCGTGACCAGTAACTGCCATGATCTGGGGCATGGATACACCGGCATCAATCATCTCGACTGTGCCTGTCCTACGCATGTCCATAATCTGATACTCCGTGGGTAACCCTGCTGCACGGATGATGCTCCTGCCTAATGCTGATAGTGCCTTCCTATCATACGGCTTGGCTATGATGCTATTGTCCTTACAGTAAGGTGCTATGTACTGCTGAAAGTCTACGTCAGCCTTCTGCTGTACCAGCATCTCATGTAACTCATCGGTAGTGGGTAGTTCTACCCTAGCCCTACGCTTAGATTGTTGCAGGTACAATACTCTCTTATCAAAATCGTAGTTATCCCATGTCAGATTAGCCATATCGCCTAGCCTCTGACACCACTCGTATGCCATCTGCACAATAAGCCCTGCACTACGCCATCTAAAACGGCTGTAGGCTGTGTCCAAGAACAACTTGATATCCTCCCTTGACCACACCACTTTGCGTGGCGTATGCCTGCGTTTAGATACCTTGCTGAACGGATTTATCTGGGCATACCCTAGCTGTATCGCATAGTTGTACAGCTTACTGACTACAGCATGGGTATGGTTGGCGTATGGGACACCCCTCTCTGCCCATTTATTGTATGCAGTCTGGGCATTGGGGGTATCAAGTGAATCGATATACATCTTGGATATATCCCTACTACGTACATGGGTACTTAGGAATGTCTGGATGCAATAGCGATAGTCCCTTTGGGTGGTAGGCGAGAGAACCCGATAGTCTAAGGATTGATAGTACTCATCAATCACGGCTACCAGTTTCTTCTTAGCCATTAGTCCTCCTCCTTTTCCTCCTTGGTTTCATTCTCGAATGTACTCTCCATTAACTTGGTATTCCACTGGCGAATGTAGTTTGAGTAGTCAGGTCCAAGCATGAAGTACGATAAGACTTCAGACAGTGCAGCCTGCCTGCGGATTACATCTTCAACCGGGTCAAACATCTGACGTGATTGCTGCATGAGTGTAGTAACGCATGACTCGTATGCCTCTTTCAAAGTTGCGACAACTAACTTATCTGTCTGCTCGTCTGGTAATTCAAAAGTTACTTTCATTTCATTCCTTTCAATGGTTAAGTGGACATCAGTACAACAGTTAAAATAAATAGGACAACAACAGTATAAATACGGATAGTCCAGTACTCCCTGTTTATAATTCTGGGATCATGGATTAGGTAACTCTGCAGTTCAAGCATGTCTACATCCTGCTCTATGTACTTGGGTCTTAGCGGATTCAGGTAGTACTCTGAACCAATCTTAATCTTGCCGTTGTTATATGGTACGTTCATAGCTTGTTCTTCTCCTTAATAATATTCTCAATGTCCCGTGCAAAATCAAAGATGTCCTGTCCCTTACGGCATGACTCGATGTCATCATCGGTGAGGGGTATGTACTCTTCCTTGGGTGCTACGATTACTTTCCTACGCTCAAGCTTAGGTCTCTCCTTCTTCACAGGTACAAACCCTTCGGGCAACTCAGTCAACTTCATTGCATCATCCATGTAATAGCTCCTATTAAATATAAAGTTACAGCTACAGCTTCTACTAAAATCAAAGGCAAGTCATCTTGCAGATACCCTGCCCATGTCCACAGTGCACTACCTACCAGACTCAAGAACACATTCAGTGGGTACACATTAAAGCTTGTGAGTGCAATACCCACAAGACATAGCACTGTGCCTGCCCACTTGATGTGATTACTTGACATCAATCACACCTTGCAGCTTCACCCTATGTGGGTAATCTTTCTCAATCCAGAAGCATCGGTATGTACCATGACGTACAGATAGCCATGCCTCGTATCGTGTGTGTAAACCTTGTGAGTCTACGCACCCTTCATGATCCCACTCCATACGACCTGCAATAAATCCTACCCATACACCAAATACAAATGCACACATGATGAATGCTCTCATTAGAATCGACATTCGCCCAACCTTTCAAATGCTTCTCTAAAGAAGTTACGTTTCTTGATGGGATTAACCTTGATCCAAAAGCTGGAGTCTAACTTGCAGTGTGCCTGTGCTTCCTGCTTGGTAGCAAAGCACCTGACTGTTTGGTTATGCTCGTCCATTACTTCGTAACGTAGCTTCATTTAATCCCATGCCTTTGTTCTATTGCTCTAGCAAAATAAACAGAGTCGAACTCCCACTCATCTAGCCCGCTTTCTAAATATGATGATTCATAAAGACTAACTATTTCCTCATCTGTTAATGGCTTTGATTTCCACAGCATCTTAGATGGATTCATGCCGGTGTACTTGGGTGCTGGAGGTACAACCGCATCCTCATAGCCCGGATGATAAGGTGCTTCATCTAGTTTCTTTTGATATGTCATTTTGATATTAGTCCCATTGCAATGTCTATTAGTATTACTAGCAGTACAGCTATGCCGATGATGGATAAAAACATTACCATGTCTAGTAGAAATTGTGTCATTTAAAAAAGTCCTCCAGTTTGTAGCCCTTCTGTTCTAGCTTGTGCTTGATCTTCTTCAATGCTCGTTGCTCGATGTCAGCTACGCTGTTACGATGTATGCCTATCTCTCTGCCGATGTCAGCATACGACTGGTCATACAGCTTTACTTCGTGGTTTTCTTTTAACTTTGGCATTCTGTTTTTCGTCCTTTAGTTTCTGTACGTACTCTGTAAGCATACCTGTGATGGCGTATTCAACCATGTATTCCAGTGCCTCCTTGTCATAGGTGGCTCTGGCTTCTGCACTACCATCAGGATTCTCTTTGATGATCTTAATCTGGATGTTCATTTCTTCTTACCCTTCTTTTTTACACTTGCATCCTCTTGTTCTTCATCACATGCAAGTACCTCCGCTAGTGTGCCATACCCATCCAAGTGAAATGCCTGTGCAAATGTATCCATGAGTACATGCATACGCATGTCATGTACCTTACGGATACTGTCAACATAGTTCCAGACCTCTTGCTCATCTAATCGAATGTCAGGATGGTCTACCAGTAGTTCAATGAAACCTTTAAGATCCTTCTCTGTCTGCCACACATCCATGATTGCATCTTCCAAATGGATACGTGTCTTGGTTGCTACCTTGTTCTTGATCACATGCAGGTGTCTTAACTCATCACTCATCGTTCTTACCTTTCACTTTGTTTACCTTTGTCCAAGCAGCCAAGTGTATCACTTGGTCTTTACTATCTTTACAGAAAGAATACATTCCGTCAACATCAAAGAATGTAAACACATCGGACATATCAAACTGCACATGTGCCGGGGGCACACGTACCTCTTGATGCTCATCTGCAATCACAAACTTGTCACCCCTATGCAGGTCATACAGTGGGCACATATCTTCTAAGTCGTGTTGATTAATCATGTACTACCTCCAAAGGAATAGGGGGCACGAAGCCCCCTGTTAGTTACGCTACTGCCATCTCTTCACCAGCAATCAAACGCTGGAACTCAGCACCCTGAATCACAGACTCGATGTCCTGCTCAACACGGATACGCTTACGCTCTACCTCAGTGCCATCACGCTGTGCTTCTACGTGGGTACTGATGTGAGTGAGTGTGTTGTAAACACGATACGCATCGTGACCGATCTCAGTGTAGCTATCGTAGATACCGATGATCTTCTCAAGCCATTTGTTATTTACCTTCGGACCAGTCTTGGTCTGATAGGTAGCTACATTTCTACGGAAGAAATCAACCGAGTAATCACGGGCTACGGGGATCTGACGCATCTGAGCCATGACTTCTGCATCACGCTCTAACTTCTCAGGGAAAGTCGCAGCCACTTTGCCGATGACCTCTGGGTCATAGAACGTGGTGTGCTTCTGTGCAATACCGACACGCTCTCGTGGTGCAACCATACCATTCAAGCAAGCAAGGCGGTAGATCATTGCATTGATCTGCATCTTGACTGACTGGTCATGTGAGTCACGTACATGCATCACCATCTTGGCTGCCTCACCTAACTTCTTCTCGAAGTTGTATGCCTTGAGTACGATCTTGGCTGAGAATCCTGCACCACTACCGAGTGCATGGAAGTCTACATCGACATTGCTTGTGTCTAACTTAGCCAAGGATAAACCCTCACGCATGTTGTCCCACATGATGCGGAAGTTCTTGGGATTGTGCACGGACTTGCCGTCACCGATCACCTCGTCAGTGATAGGGTTGACTACCCAGTAACGATTGGGGATAGCCAAACCATTGCGTGTCTGTTGCTCACGCTGTGGCTCGAAGTCCAGTACTGCTGGCAATGCTGGGATGTGATCTAACGATTTAAATGTAAGCATGTTTACTACTCCTATTCAGGTTTAAAAGTTTTGTTGACCCAACGAATTGAATAAGTCGGGCATGTTGATACATCTACTACGATACGATACTTGTTAGCTACATGTTGAACAAACTTGTGGGGTGCTTCATGAAGTGACTCCATCGCTACCCACAAACTATTACCATCGTGCTTAGCTACGGGACTGTCTCGGTATGACCATCGGCTGACACTCAGCGTAGGACAATCTCTGTCAGGTACATAGCCCAATGCATGCCATGGATCTAAGGTAGTGAACGCATCCTTGATGGGCTTGTACTCCTGTGGTTCACCTCTGAACTTGATGTTCGAGTGTACCCAGTTGTGTGTCTTTACATCGACTGCCCCACCTAGATGGTTGTACTGCCTAGCCATTGGATGGTTCGGTACTACTACGTCTGTTGAATCTTGCACAGAACTCCTTTCTTTTTTCTATTGTAGGTACAATTTCTAACCTTGTCAAGTACTATCCGACTAATGATACGAATATCACTTCTCCAGACCCAGCCAACATCAGATGCACGGGCATCCTTCAGTCGCTTGAATATGTGGTCTGTGTCCTTCTCTCGTATTACCCACAGCACTAGCTTGCCTGTCATCAAAACACCTCCTTCACTTTTACTCTAGCTTCCATTACCCACAAGGGGAACTTGTCTACCTGCAGGTTGACCCAGTCAGATGTATCAAGCCCATCATCATTGCAGAGGTAGGCTGTGATCACCATGCTACGCCTGCCATCATCGTCAGGGAAATCATCGTGCTTGACTACGGGTCCCCACTTCGTACCTGCAGTAGTGCCGTCACCCCACTGGCAGTCATCCCATATGTTGATGCCCCACTCCTCATCATCCACTGTGACGTAGTGCCACCAGTCATCACTACCATCGAAGTGCAACCCCAGTGCAATGTTAGCCTGACGTTGAAGCTTATCCCGTTTGTCTTGGGTTATGTCCATTTATGTAGATCTCCTTTCGTTCAGTTCAAAGTTAGCCAAGTCCTGCCCTCCTATATCTTTGATCCACCCACTGCCGTGCCAGTACCCATGAATGTTCTCAAAGTCTAGCCAGTTCTCACCCCAAAATACTTGGATATGACTCCAACCTTCTTTGATTAACCCACGGACATGCTTCATTACCTGTGCCTTGCTAGGCTTACGACCATTGAAATGTATTTCTCTTGGCATTACGCTCTCTCCTTGTCCATCAAGTTAAACAATAGGTGCTTGGCTTTGTTAATAAACTGTCTGGCACACTCGGTGTTACCACCTGCCATGACTTCCTGTGCATCGCTGAGGATGGAACAGGCAAGCCATATGCTACCCAGTCCCTCACCATGCATGCTTATGTAGATATTGTTTTTCTCCATGTAATCTAACTCCTCCATGGAACAGCCAAACATTTTGATTGCAGTTGCTTTATCCATCATTTCAACATCCCTCCGATTGTGTACCCAATTAATAAACACCCAGCCATGAAGCTTGTACTAGCTAGGAAGACAGCCAAAACAGTAATTGCATATCGCATTTATTGATCTCCAGTTTAGTGACGAACATTCGACAGTACAATAGGGACAAACCCTTATCCTTATAGGATAGCCCCTACACTTTTATCCCTACCCATATGTACCCAAGATGCATTGTGTACTGGCATGAAGTCGTTGTACTTACGGACAAAGGACTCGTACTTGTATGGGTTGTAGGTAACAGATACCATCTGTGGCATGTGACTGAGGGGAACATTCGTTTTGATTAGCTGACCTACTACACCTGCATGTACATTCTTTCTACGCTCTCGCAGCACACGCTCCCTGCCTGCCTTGGAGACCTTGAATGTACAGTCCGTCAGGGTCACATCCTCTGCATGGTAAATGACCCTGCCCTTGTTCTCACCTTCAAGTGCCTTGATCGACCAACAGTTCTTGTGCAAGTTACGATAGACAAATACTTTCATACATCCTCCTATTCAAGCTCATTGATCTCGTGGGTTTCTTCCTCGCCATACACTACATCTTCATCTGCGATGTCATTCTTGGCGAACTTTACATAAGCTTTTGTCTCTGCTTCTTCCTCTGACTTAGCCATCACCTCAATGGTGTAGATAGTGGTTTCATTTCTAGCTATGAGTACCTCATACTTTTTCATACATCCTCCGTTTAATTAAGGTTCGAGAATGAGTCTTCATCCCCATCCTTTGCTTCACACTTTGATACATCAATGCTTGTCACCTTATCTTCTTCACCATGCTTTTCTTCCCAGTAGTCAATGAAGTCTTCGACCTCACGAACTAATCCCATGGATACATAGCTACTCACTTCATGTACCGATCCATCTTCCCATGTCAGGTGTAAATCCCAGTGCTTGACTTTCATTCTTTATGCCCTCCATGATGCATCATCAATTCTCTGAGCTTCTGCTTCATCCTCATCTTCTTCCTCCTCATCCTGTGTAGGATCTGTATCAATTGTTATGTGTCCAAAGCGTAGCTTCCCGTCACCATCACTGCTACATTTAGTGGGCTTATCGAATGTGACTACAGTACACAGGTCATCTCGTAGTGCATCCATACCCACCACCTCGACAGGCACCAGACCTATCAAGCCTGCATCTACAGGGTAACTGTTACCATCCGTACCCCGATAGCAACCATCGCCCCATCGAGTACCGAATGCAACAATGTAGTAGTTGTCTGTACCCCTAGAGAAAGTACCAATCGGATTCTCAAAGTAATTGCATGACTCTAGCAATTCCATCCACTTATCTTCGGGTACTGCATAGCATGGGTCACCTAAGATATACCTACCTGCAGGTACTTCCACTTCTACTTTGCTTATCTTCATACATTCTCCTTCACATGTGCCACTGCATTACGGACATGATGTACACAGTCCATCTCATGCCCACCGATATTCCACTGGGTAATCTCCCAGACCTCTAGCCCATCTGCACCACAATAATTCTTGCCATTCTTGTAGTTGTAAATCGTAGCCACAGAGCCATCCTCAAACTGTATCTGCCACTCGGCATCTGACTTATAGTCATCGAACCCATCCTTCAGTGGGTTACCGAATGTATTTGTCAGATCTGCAAAGGTACACACAATTGCACCTTGCAAGTGAGTACGATTTGTGTTGATGTTGCTACCTGCATCATTGT